CGCGTTCCCCTGCCACCACAGCGCTTGGTCGGTAGTCGCCACCGATCCCTGCCACCACAGAGCCTGGTCGGTGGTCGGATTGCCGGGAATGATCGCCGGGCTGATGAACGACTGGTTCTGATACCAGAGCGTGACCTTGTCGCCAGCCTGCGCGCTGGTTTGATTGAGCGTGAAGGTGGCCGATGCCCCCGCGCGCCCAGTCGTGTTGCACGTGATCGTGATGCCAGGCGTGCCGATCCACTTCACATCCGTGTGGCCGACGCCGTTGACGGAGTAATCGAGGGTGTTCCAATCCGTCCACGCGCTCTTGAGCGATTCCCACGCCTGAATGCCCTGCCACGTGATGTCGAAATCGAGTACGAGGCCGGTGAGATCGCCGTCCGGAAGATACGAGAACAGCGGGTGGCCAAACGGATCGTCTTTCTGGAACAGGACCAGCACGGCGAAATCGGCCAAATCGCGGAACACGCCGGACACGGTGAAGCCGGTGTCGGACGCACCCCACAGTGCCGCCGCCGCGCCGTAATCGTCGAAGCCCTGCAGTGCCATCGTGCGATTCGGCTGCAGCTTGTAAATCTGATCCATTTTACGAGTAGATGAAGACCGAGAGATTCGAGCCGGGGAACGTGGTGCCCACCGCAGTGATGCCGATGGAGACTGCGGTGTTCGCCGGGATCTGCGAAAGAGCGCCGATCTGCGACGGCGTGGCGACCACTACGGTCTGGCCGGCGAGAATGGTCAAGGTGAGCCAGGCCGAGCCGCCCACGTAGATCGTGAACGTGATCGCCGCGCCGGTGGGCGCGGCCTGGACGTAAGCCTTCACGTCACCGACAGTGACGGGGCGGTTTAAATAGAGAGGCTGCGCGGCGTTGGATTCCACGCCCAGCGTCCCCTGCATCTGAAATACGAGGCCGGCGACTTTCGAGAGTCCTTCCGCGCCGAACACCCAGTCCTCGCGAATAGGCGCATCGCCGTCGGGCGATTCGATGCCGTTCACGTCAACGGTGAAGCCTGCGATCACGAGTGCCTCGTCCACGAAATTGCCGGTGGGCATGTTGATCGTGGTCACCGCCAGCGGGTTGCCATTATCGAGCGAGGTCGTGTCGCAGGAGTAGGGCCACGTCGGCTCCTCGATGATCCACACATCGCCGGGATTGATGACCATCGGAAGGTCCCACGTGATGGTGGTCGCCGTATTCGCGGTGATCTTCCGGGGCGGCAGACCGCGCGAGACGCCTCGGATCACCCGGACCAGATTCCCGACCTCCGCGCCGGGCGTCATCCCGCCGGGATAGGCGATGTTCTGGCACCCGGAGTCCGTTATGGAAGTGGGGTTGGCTGAATTCGACGCGTCGGCTTTGTACCGGACCACGAGGCAGTCGCCCGCCTGCACAATGCCGTTGGGGTCGGGAGTGACGCCGATGGTGCCGGTAGTCTGGTCCCAGGAAGTGATCGTCCCGCTGAAGTACGGCGTGGCGCTCTCCGGCCTGCCAATGATCGAGATGATGCGGCCCACCGGCGTGAACGATGGATTGGTAGATGGCGGGCTGCCTTTCAGGTAACCGGCCACCAGCGCTCCGGTTGAAACGCTGTCGACGGGCGCGCCGATGATCCCACCGTGAATCAGGTGCTTGGCTTTCAACCGGACCTTGCTGACGTATGGCGACGGCAGGGCCCACGTCGAACGCATCAGCGGCCCGCTGAAGGTGATCGATCCAGGCGTGTACGTGTTGTTCGGACCCGCCGTCAGCGCTCCGGTGGCCTGCGCGCAAATCAGATCGTCTTGAGTCGCCACGAACAACACGTAGGAGACGAGGCCCGCGACCGCCGGCCACGTGATGTCTCCCAGTGTGAACGCGCCACCCGCCGCCGCTCCGGTCCCGATGATGGCGATATTTGACGGTGCCGAAGGAAGCCCGTTCGAGTCGACCGCGCAGATGGCCACTCGCAGCGTCACGTTGGCAGGCAGGGAGCCGCCCGTCGCGGACTGCGCAATCGATCCAATTCCGGGCGCACCCGCGCCGGTGGCGCTGAACTCGTTCACCGGCAGCTTTCCGGTCACCACCAGGTTCGCGAGCATGCTGCCGTCGGCCATCTGCGCGTAGGACTGGTTGGTATCGAAGGTCCACTCGCCGGGAAACAGCGCGTCATTCGCCGCCGCCTGCACTTGGTACGGTGCCCACGCCGGCCCGAGCGGAATCGAATAGAAGAGAGGCGGCAGGGGTCCCGGCACGACGTCCATCGGCTTCGGCCCGACGTCGAGGTCGTACATGGAATCCGTGACGGTCTGCCCTTCGATCTGCACAGACCAATCCTTCTTCAGGCTCCATCGCTGAATTCTGAAGGACATCGTTACGATTTGGAACGGAAGATTGGTCCCGTTGCCGGGCGCTGACGCCAGCAGCAAGCCGGTTACCGTGTGGTAGGTCGGGTCCGTCGTGTAGCCCGTGATCAACACCTGCACGCCGTTGATCTCGACTTCCTTGTTCTGCATGGACGTGTCGAAGGCATCGCCGCTGGCCCATGTGACCGAGGTGCCGGTGACGTTGCATGTCCCATGGAGTCCAGGGATGTCCGGATGCGTCATCGAGACCACCTGTCCGACCTCGTTGCCGAGACCGAGCAGGGTGGTCTGCCATGCGGCCGCGCGCGCGTCGCGCCACTCGGCGGGATTCACGCCGCCGATCTCCTCGCGCGTGCGCGTGGCCGCGATGCGCAACGCCTGGCTGAGTGACGAGCACCCCACCGAATGCATCTGGCTGGTGAGCGGAGATCCGGCGCGCCCGTAATACGCTGCGTGGCTCTTATCGCAATACTCTGCCGTGTTCGCCTGGTATTGATAGGCGACGTCGGCGAACGAAAGCACCAGGTGCTCGAAGCCCGCTTGAATCGGCGTCAGCCGCAGGCTCTGAAACAGAGAGTTGGCGAGGGTGTACGCGTCCACCGCGCTCGCGTTGATCCGGCAACCGAGCTTCAGCTTCCCGAACTCCCAGGTGTAGAATCCCAGGCAGCAGTTGAGCACCTCGGTGAGCCAGTCCCGAAACGGCTTCTGGCTGCTGATGATTCCCTGGAACTGGAACTGCGTTTCCACGCCGGTGCCGAGGATGGCTGCCACCTGGTCGGCCGCGATCTCGGCCGCACCGCTGCCATCGCCTACTATCAGCGACGGCAACACGAACGTGGCGAGCTGCGCGAACGACGTCGGGCCGGTTCCACCGGCGGGATTCGAGCAGGTGGACGGATCGCCATACAGACCCATCGCACGCAGCAGCATGTTGACGGCGATCCAGAACGGATTGATGAGGCCCCTGACCGCCGTCCGGTTGCCGTTCTGATCCCACGTCCAGCCCCACATCCCGTAATCGATGGGAACCGTCATCTGGTGTTGGTCGGGAGTGCTCGGCTGAATCGTGGTGGACTTGACGATGCGAATCTCGCAGGCTGCCGTCCCCGCAGCGTAAACATTCGGCTCCCACACCTGGGGCGAGCCTTGCCCGAGCGAGAAATAATCGGTGCTCGAATTCGCCGGATCGCTGCCGGTAATGTACCGCAGCCCCATGCCTGGCTGGTACTTGGTGACGTTCAGGTTGCCGTCGAGCTTGAGGCCCTGCCATAAGTACCCATCGACCATGGGCGCAACCACGTATCGATAGCCGTCCGCGTTCGTGACGACCATCGACGCGGTGAAGCCGCCGAGAGGGCCAGCGCTGAGAATGCCGAGCGAGTCGGCATATCCCGATTCATCGCGATACGCGACCATCAGCGCGCTGGCCATGAACGCATAGAGGGGATTGCCGCCGCTGTTGCACCAGATCTCCGGCAGCGCCAGCCCCCAGACCGTATCCGAGAGGATCGACGTTGCCGTGACGGTGTTGCGGCCGAAGCCGAGAAAACCGGTGGAATCGTCCTTGATGACGACGCCCTGCGGGTCGGCCTGATGCCCGCCAAAATAGGGAGCCATGCCGTGAACCTGGCAGCCGTTTGCCGATTCGAGGTAATAGTCGCAGCTTGTGGGATCGCCGCCCGCCACCGTCACCGCCGCTGCGCTGCGACCCCTTGAGGCCCACGGACAGTTCACGCCGTCGTTGTAGCTCTTCCAGCACTGGCGGCTGAGCTGCCGCTCCGGGTACTGATTCATGATCTGGAAGAACCCGTCTGAGCAGGTGACCGGGAAGATCGGCGTGCCGTCGCTGGTGAAATTCTGGATGACGCCTTTCCAAAGCTGCAGCAGGATGCCGGAGTTCACATGGAAGAGACAGAGGTCGATCTCGGCGTACTTCAGGTCGGTGTCGTTGGCGAGCTGCGTCATCACGCGGTCGCCGTTGCCGAAGGTGAAGCGCACGTTGTCCGAGGTGCCTTTGATGTCCTGGGAGATAAGCACGTCGGAGCCGGGCTCGCCTATGCCGATCAGGCGCGGCAGGTATAGCTGCCCGCCCACGGTGACGCGACGGTCGGAGACGTAGATGTCGGCGACCGCAGATTCGCGCACGCGGATGTGCACCAGCGGGATGATCTGCTGGACTTCGGAGAGCAGTGCCGTGGACAGCGCGGTAGAGGGGAACCGGAGGCAGGTGGAGTTGATCGTGTACGCAGGGGATTGCGTCGGATCTACGACCTCGATGAGGTTCAGTCCCACCTGCACCGCGTTGCGCAGGTATTCAAACGAGATCGGCGCCTGCTCGAAGGTGACGAGCACGCCCGTGGTCGTGCCGCCGGGGTTGGGGACGTTGTAAGTGAACGCTTTCCACGGCCCCTGCATGGCTTCCCAGAACGCCTTGAGCTGGTTCGTTTCGGCCCAGTTCAGGTTTTGGTGCTTGAACTGAAACTTCCGTGGGCCGATCCCGACGTAGTAACGCTGCTCCTGCTTGGCGTCGAGGCTGCCGAAGCGATGCACGATCACCGGGCGTTCGACGGAGAAGCCGAACGGGTACTGCGTGGTGAGTGGGAATGTCTGGCCGGAGTTGATCACCGTGGGGACGGTGATGCGGCCGATGGTGTCGGACATGGAATTTCGGGGAAACTACGCGACTTCTATGAGTTCGAATTGCGGTATGTCCGTGCCCAGCACACCGGTGATTTGCGACCAGTTGCCGCGGAAGACGAGTTGCCGAAGGCGTCGTCGGGGCGCCCTCGCGAGGTTGCAGAACAGGAACGGCACCACGGCTCAGCGCAGTGCAGCGCGCTATTGGGGGCTATTTCTTCTTCGGGACCGAGAGTTCCTTGGAAATCTGAACGCCCAGGAAGCGGGTTTCCTCAGTCCACGGAACGGAGCCACCTCCGCCTGATGGGTTGTCCACAAAGTTTATGTCCAGAGTCCGAGCCCCCATCGGCGTGCCACGAAGGTAAGCGGCAACCCGCACATCGTTGTTTCGCCACAACGAACCGAACTCGACAATCGGAAACTCCCTCTGGAGGCCCGGGTTCTTGGCGGCAAAAGCTAGAAGTTCCGGGAGCGTCGCTGCGCGATATCCGAGCCGAGAAAACTCGCTGAGCACGCCGTCGATTGAAATCTTGCGGTTGAAATGGAAAACCACAACCTCAATGTCTGTCTTGCCTTTGCCCAGAACAGGATAATGCTCAGGTGTGACTTCCTTTGCAACCACTTCATACCCGCCGGCCGTGATCATCTGACCGAGAGACCGAGAATAGTCGACTGTGACCGGGAAGGGATTCGATACCATCTCATTCCCTCCCTTCTGGTCGTCGCCGTAGACTCCCCCTGAAAGGAAGAATAAGAAGACACTGCCAAGAACGAACGCCTTCGACGCTGACATGGGAACGCCCTTTCCGGTGTTTATTATACCTCGGTCGCTCAACCCTCTACGCCAACTCCACGAGTTCCAGCCCCTGCACGTTCGTCCGCGCGATATCCGTCGCCTGTGCCCAATTCCCCCGAAAAACCACCGTCACGCGCCCCTGCGTATTGTTGCCTGTGGGATCGTAATTGCTGCCGATCTGCTGGCCCGACGCCACATCGAACGGATTGTAGAAGGCGAACGGGGTCAGGCCGGCGTTCTGCGATACCCAGAAGCTGTACAGCGCCGAGAGCACCGATGCGCTCAGGCGTTTGCTGAGCCGGAACGTCCGCCGCGAGGTCTGCGCGAGTTGCGACCGCTGGATCGTTCCGTCGTGATATTGGTTCTGAAGCTGCGCATACTCGCGCAGTTCCGTGAACGCCGTACACAGAGACGCCGGCATCACCCCGTTGGGTGCGGATTGTACGAGATTGCCTGGCACGTTGAATCACGCCACCGTCAATCCGGGTAGCTGCATGTTCGCCGATTGCTGCGTGCGCCCGTAGCTCGAATACTGCGCCGCCATCGCCTGGTCGGTCACGAACTGCGGCGTGACGAACTGGCCGGTCATGAAGTTCGCGGCGTCGTTGCCGCTGATATTCAGCGAGAGGTACGTCGCACCGCTGCCGCCGGCCGTGTTCGGGCCACCGGGCGTGGGATAGGTTCCGGCCGCGATGCCGCCGAGCGTCGGAATATTCGAAGCGTAGGCGTGGGCCTGGCCATCCTGGTAGCTGGCTTGTTGATAGAGCTTGCCACCCTGCTCCACCAAGCTCCCCGCGTATGGCGTAGTGGCCGACATCGGCATCTTCTGGCCGGTGGCTTCCGAGTACAACATCACAAGCTGCCGAACGCTGGGGGATCGCACCGCCACCGCGATCTGGCCGCCGAACTGCGACTGCGCGATCTGGACGACCTGCTTGATCGTGCCGCTGTTCTGGGGAATGTCGACACCGTAGATGCTCTTGATGTCGTCGTGCGCCTCCCTCTGCGGAGACTTGACGCCAGCTATCATCTCTCCGATGCCAATGCCGAAACCGGCGGCGCCGCCAATCAGCGCGCCCAACGGGCCTCCCATCTGGAACCCGATCGCCGCCCCGCCAGCGGTCCCTTCCGCTGTGCCCGTCCATGTGCCACGGCTGCTCCCGAGCAGCCCCTGTTGCGCCAGCATGGTGCCACCGGCCAGCGTCGCGGCCCCAGCCACGCCACCTACTCCGGTGATCTTGCCGCCGGAATCTCCGGTTTGGACGTCGTTGCCGTTTTCATCTGTGCCATAGGTCGGATTAGACGGGCTCCGCTTGAAACTCCCCCAGTTCGTGCTCTTGAAGTTACTGACGATTCCCGCCAGACCGTTCGTCCCACTCCCACCAGCCGCGCCGCCGCGCGCACCGCCGAACAACATCGCCAGCGGATTGAATCCGCCCGTCCCGCCCGACGCCCGATTCAACGTCGTCGCGCCCGCCGATGCGCCGGACCAATCTCCGCCGCCAGCAGCCCAAGGAGCGGGAGTGTAGCCACCGGTGGCCGCGCCCGACGAAGGGTACTCCGTCCCCAGGGCACCCGCTCCACCGCCAGCCGCTCCGGAGCCGCTACGCGTGCCGCCGCCGAACAGCATTGCAATCGGGTCGATCCCGGTACCACCGGAATTCCACGCGGTCGGGGAGTAACCGCCCGCCCCGATAGGTGCGCTCATCTTGGCCGGCGCTGAGATCGATGGAATGGAAATCCCCAAAACGCCAGCAGCACCGGCGGCACCACTCGGCAAGGAGGGAGCAGCCACTCCCATGCCTGCGGCCAGGATAGCCGTCAACGCCGCCATCACCGCGCTGTTTTGCATGGTCGCGGCGGTGTTCTGGTCGGTGGACACGCGCACCGGGTCCTGCTTGCCGCCCTTGAACACACCAGCGAGCCCGCCCTGCCCATCCGCACCGTAGATGATCGGATGGAGGACGTTCGCCGCCATGCCGCCCAGCGTTTCGGTCACCGGTTTGAGCACCGCGGCGTGGACCGTACTCAGCAGATCCTTGCCGAAGTTCTTGGGCTTGGTGAACAGAACGTCGAGCAGCTTTTCTGCCTGCTTCTGGAGGCTGTCGAACTGCGACTGGATCTCCTGCTGACGCTTCTGCTGGAGCTGCGCCTGCTTTTCCTCGAACTGGTCCTGCGCCTGGGCGATTTCCGTGTACAGATCCTTCTGCGCCTGCGCAGCCAGCACGGAGCGCTTCGCCGCGTTCTCTTCCTTCGATATCCGCTCCGCTTCGATGCCCGCCAACTGGACGGCCAGATCGAGCCGGATCTGGTAGGCTTGTTGCGCCGCCGCCTCTTCCTTTCGCGCCGACTGCTCCCGCTTTTCGGCCTCAGACATGGCCATCGGCGTTTCCTGGCCGGCAGTCAGTTCCGCGATGCGCGCGGACCGCGCGGCGCGCCGCCGCAATTCGTCGCGCTGCGCCTGGACTCCGATGTCCTCGATCCGTTCCTGCGCGGCGAAGGCTTCCTCCCACTCCTTCATCTGCTCTTTGCTCGGCATCATGAGTGCGAGCATTTTCTTCTGCTGCTCGGCCGCTTGCTTGTCGGCGTACTTTTCGAACTCCTCCCATGCCTTTTTCGACAGCACGGCCGCCTGCTCGTCCGCTGCTTTGCGGATCGCGGCAATCTCCGATTCCGAAGCCTTGACCTTCGCGGCCTGCTGTAGAAGCTGGTCGCGCTGATAATAGATTTTGCCGATCGCGTCAAGCTCGGCCTCATCGCCCTTCTTCTCGAACTCGGCCGCCTGCCGACGGAAATCCTTGAGCTGCTCCGCGCCCTTTGCCACCGCGTCCAATGCCGCCTTGCGGCGCGCCTCGGTAGCTTTCGCAGTGTGGAGTTGTTGGCCCAGATCCTGTGCCTGAGCCTTCGTCAACGGCTTGTCGGGTTCGAGCAATTGCTTCTGGAGCCGCTCGACATCCTTCTTGGCATCGGCGTAAGCCTTCTCCATGCCATCGTGCGTGCCGAAGAACCGGGCGCGAATGCGATCCGTTTCTTCCTTGCCGGCCCGCAGGTCTGTCCGCTTCGTGGCTGCCTCGGCATCCTGCAGCATCTTCTGCAACTGTTGGATCTGGTCTTGGATTTCGCTCGCGCGCTTCGCTCGGGCCTCCTCGTCGCGGGTGGGCGCGATTGCTTGCAGGATGCCGAAATCGCCGACCAGCCCTTGCTGTTGGGCCCGCAAATCCTCGATGCGCTTCAAAGTGGCATCGCGGTTCTTCATGATCTCGGGCGCCTGTCGCTCCATGTCAGCCACCTGTTGACGATGACCGCTGATCGACATTTTCGCCCCAATGCCGCCCGTCGCCCGAATGCCGGCGGCATCCTGCATCGCCTGTTCCTCTTCGCGGCGCTGCCGTTCATCATCGCCGGCAGTCGAGATGTTATTGAGGAACCAGTCGACGCCCTTCTCGACCCAGGTAACGGTGACGACCAGCCCCTCCTTGAACTTGCGGACGAGCGCGTCCCACTTCGTTTCGAGCACCGTCACTTCACGCTGGTACTCGGCAAAGCGGCGGATGTCCTCCTCGGTCGGCCCGAAGCCCTGCTCGTGGGCGACGCGCAGGTTCTCGTTGAGTTCCGTCATGAACGGAATCGCCTCCACGCCAACCTTTTTGAACAGGTCCATGGCGGCGGCGTCCCGCTGAAGGCCTTCCGGGAGCTTGTTCAGACCCTCGGAGATCTCCGTCAGAATCTCGGAGGTGGGTTTCATCTCTCCGGTGGCGGTGTGAAAATCGATGCCCATTCCGCGCAGGGTGGCCCGCGCCTTCTCGCCTTCCCTGGAATTGTCGTCGGCCGCCTGGGACAAACCGCGCATCAGGCGCTCCACAATCGAGATGTCCTGCCCGACCGCGCGCGCCGCGAAGCCGAACTGTCCGACCTCTTTCGCCGTCAAGCCGGTACGCAGTTCGGCGTCCTTCACGCGGGTGCCGTATTCGCCGAGACTCTTCGCTGCCTCGAATGCGGACGCCGCAATGGTGCCGAGGACCGCCGCGCCGGCGGTGACGGCAATGCCAAAGGGGCCAAGAGCGGAAAGCACCGATGAGATCGCGCCCTTCGCCCCCTGGAGCGGATTCTCCATGAACTGGCTGACCCGGTCACCGAACGAAGTAATGGCTTCGGACTGCTTCCGCAATGCTTCTTCGGCTTCCTTCGCCGCCTTCACCGCGAGAGCTTCGCGGGCGGCTTTTTCCTCCATGGCGATCATCTTTTCGTAGGATCTGGTGATCGCGTCGATAGCCTGCGGCTCGCGGTTGTATCGCTGGAGAAGCTGGTCCCGCTGAGTGATCAGCCGGTCCACGCCACTCTTGCCATAGGTTTCAGCCTGCTTTTCGAGGGAGGCGATGAGCCGCTGGACGCTGGACCGGGTCTGATCCGAAATCCGGATGACCTTGCCATGCGACGATTCCGCTTTCTTCTCGAAGCCGTCGAGGGCGGCGTTGGCCTTGTCCGTTATCGGGGTGACCTGGTCCTCGGCTTCGAGAATTACGCGTTCTGCTTGGTCTGCCATTTACGCTGCCTTGAGCATCACGAAGGGACGCGCCTGAAAAGCCGCGAGTACGGCTTGGCGGTCGCGCGGCGATACACCCCACTGTGCCTGGCGCCGGTTGTTGAAGGCCGCGATCTGTGAGGCGGTCATCCGCCGGCCAGGTAAAGCTTCGTCCAGAAACCCAATCGCCGCGCGGTTTTCGTTCGCGGTCAGGACCTTCAGACACCGCAGGGTATGCCCGCTCCAAGTCCAGTCGCGGATGGGCTGGAGACCCCGCGCCGCCTTGTATTCGGGGTAACCGCGGCGTCCAGACAGTCCGGGCTTCAGCGGCGCCGCCGCCTGATCGTAGATGTTCCGCCCGCTCTGAATCCGCGCCCGGATTGAATCCGCCAGCACCTGCGCAAAGCCCTGCATCTCGGTGGCGGTGTACGGCGAATAGACGAAGCGGGCGTGTTTGATGACTGTTTGAAACCTGGGCATGGCCAAACTGGACTACTGTAGAACTCGGCGGCGTTTCAGTATCAGAGGTGGGCGTTTCCCGTCCGTGTGGACGCGAAACGCAGTCTCGAAAGGTTAAGTTTTGAGAATTGGCAGAGGCCTCCAACCCCGCACGGGTTACCTGCGCTGTCTACATTCAAAGCAGTATGTAATGCCCTCGCCAACCGGTGCCCCGCATCCTTGACACCGCTTCTGTTCCTGCTTTGGACCGCGCGTCCCCATTGCTTCGGCGATGGTGGGGACCCTCGTGGATGCCCGGGGCGGAGTTGTTGGGGATTTCGAACCGGCCACAGTTTCTTGAACGACGTGGCCAGTGCTTTCTTGAACGACGTGGCCAGTGTAAGAGTCCACAAACAGAGGTGAGGAAGGCGAGCCGAGTTGTCCCATGCTCTGATCGCCGATCTTTATGAGACCGACAGCCTGGCGCAACCCCACCATCGGTGTTGCGAGTAGCCATCGTTTATTGTTGTCAGAGTGCCATACTGGGCAGACGATTCCCGCCACCGGTAATTCACCTTGCAAATGAGTCAACCAGCCACAAACCACGACCACGCCACGGTCACTGGCGTTGTAACAGGCCGCCTTATACAACTCATGAGCTCCTTGGAACGCTTGCACGTGAGTATCGAATGGGGCCAACAGCAAATCCACTGTCAGTCCGCCCCATCCGTTTATCTTCATGAGGGAATCGGCAAACTTTGCGCGTTCATCCGGTCCTCGATCCGAAGTTTCATCTTGACTAGTGGGTTTCCCAAACAGTTGCTTCCAGAAACTCATACTGGCGCTCCTTCGCAAGGTAAAGTCGTAGAAAGAAGATCATAACTCAAGTGCGAAAACAGGGTCCATCCCGCATCGTCCGCTGCTGTCTGACACTATTGCCCCCTTCGCGAGACTCCGGAGCACGGCGGAGCGAAGGCACTTTAGTCGCCGGCGATGCATCGATTAAGTCAATACCTGGGGAGATTGACCGCATAGTATTTCTCGGCGCAGCACCGAATCTGTCTGCCGAGAAGCTGGAATCGCGCGCCTTATTCATTGTCGCGCGTGAGGACACGAATGCTGCCGGTCTCCGGCTTCCGGAGATCCGTGCTCAATTTGAAAAAGCTCCTGGACCGAAAGAACTCATCGTTCTGGACGGTTCCGCGCACGCTCAGTTTCTTTTCCAAACAGACCAAAGCGTTCGTCTGATGCACGAAATCCTGCGATTCCTCTCCACGCCGTAGTGGCTGGGAGGATAGGCACTCTGGTGTGTAGTCGCCAAACCGGTAGTTGACCGCTATCGAGAGCCCTGTGTACCGCCATCCACACTCTTCAACTGCTCCTGGCGCTCAGCTTCGATCACCTCCAGCACCCGGAACTCCTCCTCGGTGATGTCCGCGAGCGTAATCGTCAGCCCGATGCTCTTCGCGTTCAGAATGCGGAAGCACCGTCGAACGAGAGCGCCGCTCGGCGTATCCATCGCCTCTTCAAGCATGTTCTTCGGACAGCCGGGCCCATGGCTGACGTCGATGGCCTTCCAGTCCGCACCGCAAGCAGGGCAGCCATCCAACTCTGTCTGCGCCGAGTAGCCGCACCGGCGGCAGCGGAAGACGCGATCGGGACATTCTTCGTCGGGACCACACAGCCCGCCCTGGTGCAGCACCGACCGGATTAGGAATCGAACGCCCGGTTCTTCCGGCCAGTCGCCGGGCGCGGCTATTCCGGGTCTTCGTCGGCCTCGATGGCCAGTTGCGCGATAACCTCGGACACTGCCGCCGATTTGTGAACGATCGGCACGGCGCCAGCATAGCCATCGTGGGAGGCGTGCAGCTTGTCGTAGAGCGCGCCGCTCGGCTCCAGGAACGCGCGTGTTTCGATGGAGCGCCGCGCCGCGACCACGCTGGTCGAAGCCCGTTCGTGGTCCTGCATCTCCTTGGCGGTCGGCATGCGGAGCACGTGAACCACGCGGGTACCGGGGACTTTCATTTCGATCCGGTAATTAATCCCCTCGCGCTCGACGTTGGCCACGGCGCACCGCTCGATGCGGCCGATCACCATGCCGGCCTCGGCATCATCGAAGACCGGGCCGTCCTTGTCGGTGCGGATCTTGCCGAACAACTCCGCGTTGATCTTCGGCAGGTCCACGTCCTCGCTCTGCGACTTCCCGCGCCCCAGAAAATGTCGCACAGTGCGTTGCGCGCGCGCCCAGGCACACCACTCCTCGTCCGAAGGGAACCGCACCTCGCAGGTCTTCTCGCCGCCCGAAAGGATCGGCACTACGAACGGCTTCGTTACGTCGAACCCCGCCTTCGTTTCTGCTTCCATGTGAACCCTTTCCTTTATTGGCAGATGTTGTTTTGCGGCGTGATGACGGTCATGGTCACCAGCCCGTTGGTGGAATCGTAGAGCTGCACGCCGGTGATCTGGAGCGTCGCGATGCCATCCGTGTTGCCCAGTTCCACGACGTTGAAGCCCATCTTCTGGATCAACATCGAGAAGGAATTGTTAGCGTCGCGGGCCATGGTATAGGTGGCCGTCCCGGTGGTCAGGTTGATCAGATTGGAATACTCCGTCGATCCGGCCTGAACACGCACCACGAACTGCACCGCGAAGGCCCGGTCACCCCACTCGAAGCGTCCTTGGATCTGATAACCGTCCTGCGTTCCCGAGCCGGGGAAGAAACCGGGCCGGAAGTTGTTCTCCCAGGACGCTTCCATGGACACGAACTGCTTGGCGCTGCCACCCGTAAGGTAATTGACGCCGTTGAAGGTCAGCGCGGTAATCATGCCGGCGTTGAATTCGTGCGGCGTCACGGCGGCTGGCAGCGTGATCGCGCTGGGCGAGGTGTACTGCCCGGTAGTCACGCATTCCACCGAACACATCGCACTGGCGCGACCCGGAGCGTTTTTGATGGACAGCTTCCAGCCTTTGATGGCGCATCCCACCAGGATTTCATCCAGCACCGCCGAACCGCCCGGCCGGATCTGCTGAACGAAGGAGAAGTACGGCAACTCGAGGCCAGTCGGATTCGTGGCGCCCAAGGCCGGAACGATGGTATAGGTGTACGGACCGCTGCCGCTCACCACCACGTTGCCCATTGAGAACGCCATGGCCCAGGCGAGAAACTCCGACGAGGCGTACTTCGAAATCTCAAACGTCGGCATGTTGTAATGCGACTTGAAGAGCTGCGTCGGGAATTCATGCCCTTTGCCGATTTCCGCCCGGTCGTCCTCATTCACCGGAACCTTGGCCCACGGTTTGGTGTTGAGGTTGGTGTGACGCCAGATCGTCGCCACCGTGTTGGCGGTTCCGATGGCGGTCTGTTTGCCGAACCCCCAGCCGTTCATCAACTCGTTGATGTTAGCCATTTACTTTTCCTCCTGAACAGAGGCCGGTCGGTGGCCTGCTGGCGCGGGTATCTGATGCCACCCCTGTGCCAGGAACGGCGAAAGCTTTTCCGCGGTCGCCTCGACTTCCTTGATCTCGTCGCCTTGCGGAGATTCCAAAAACACCAAATCAGCAGCCATTTCCCTTTTTCCTTTCCCTTTCCGGAACCTACGGGTTATAGGATTCGATCAGCCGCACCGGCACCTCGAAATATTCAAAGGTGGCCCCGTCCGGGCTGATCACGACGGTGTTGCGCCGCGCCGAGGGCAGATAGAAATCCATCGGCTCGCAGTTTGGATCGACTTGGGTGTGCAGCATCCGCAGGCTGCCGCCAGCCGGGATGTCATTCACGATCCAGTTGAACAGGTCCTCGTAACCGACATCAGCTTCTTCCGGCGCGTGCAAATACAACGAGAAATCGTGTACAAACACGAGCGCGTTGCCGAGCCTGCCCGGCCCGCTGCCCTGCCATGCGATCATCACCGAGCCGGGCGGCATCGAGAGGATCGCCAGGCGAATGTTGTTCTGCGTAGGCTGCCCGAATACGACGGTGTTCTCGGTATAGAACTGAATGGAGTTGCCGTCCCCACCCAGCGCCTCCACCAGGTTCGGCAGAGTCTGAAGGGCCGTCACCCACTCGGCCAGGATTGTCTTCGGGTTAATCATTGGGAACCTGCCCGGCTCGCGCCATCAGCGAAAGTTCGACCAGTCCGTATGGATCGGGCTGGCGCACGGTGGCCACCACAAATTGCGATCCCCAAGCGGTCACCCAATCCCCGCGCTGAGGAAAGTTAGGAAGGTCCGTGGGATTGACCGAGATCTCCTCGACGTTCGCCAATGCGCCGAATTCTTCGCGGACGCGAGCATGGCGAATAGCAGTGACCGTCGCGGGATCGCCAGCCGCGAAACCAGCCTGCACGGATTGGTACACCACCGGCTCGCCAAACGTCTCCTGCATGATGGCGTTTACTGCCGCGTCGATGGTGGGCCAGTCGGACATAGATCGATGGGGAAAACGGGGCGGCGCAACGGCCGCCCCAAGGCGCAGTGTCGACGGGACTAGTTGAGCGTGATGATGGAGTAAAACACGGTTACGACCATGGTGCCGTTGCCGGTCGCGAAGGCGGCGGTGCCGTTAGTGATGTCCAGGCCCGTGGCAGCCGGGGGCTGGATCGTTCCGGTAGGCGGCGGCACCACGTTCTCGCTGCCAGCCGCGCTGGTGATGGTCGCGGCGGGAATGTTTCCGGAGTGCGGCACCACGCCAGTCCCGTGATACTGGAAAGTGACCGCGCCGCCGCCTGTGAACTGCGTGGCGCCGGGCTTCATCTGCGCGATGAGCTGGTCGATCACGAGCACCTGGCCGGCCGCAGGGGCCGGCAGAATGCTGACCGCCGCCCCGTACATCGCCATGATCTGCGCCGCCGTGAGCGTGACGACGGCTTTCTGGATCAGCGACGGATCGGTATCGGCAGCCTGCACCGGGCCAAAGCCGAGCGGATTGAGCCGCACGCGAACCGTGGCATCCGTGGTCTGGCCGCCTGGCGCGTTCACCCCGCTGGCCTGGTTCAGGACCGCGAAGCCGATTTCCTTATTCGACGCTCCGGCCGCCGTCAACGTGCTCGACGTGGCCTGCTGGGTCGTGTTGTTCCAGAAGACTTTGTCGCCCGAGTTGAACGTGCTCGCGTCCTTGGCCAGATCGAACACGCCCTCCACCACGATCTCGCTGGAGTCGCCGATGTTCTGGGTGTTGACCGACACCCCGAAAATGTTACCCACCTGGCAACCGCCGCCACTGAGGAGTGCATAGGGCGCAGTCACCGTGAGGGTTTGACCTTTTTGAACGTAATTCTGCATGGAATTCTTCTCCTGTTCCTTGCCGGGGCAGCTCGCGCCGCCCCGGTCTGTTGTTGGTTTTCTACGCCAGGCCGCGCCCTACTGGCCGGCGTTCTTCTGGAGGCCGCGATAGTCGAGGGCCGCCGCGCCGAAGTCCATGCGCGCTTTGATTTCGACGCCGTCCACCTCGAATCCCTGCTTGGTTTCGATGTACACGCCCTGCTGCCCTTCCAGGTAGCAGTACTCCACGGTGTCGATCTGCGCCGGGTCCGCGATCAGATACCAGCCCGTGGTCCCGTTCGCCGCGGCGTCGAGACGCGGCTCGACCACCGGAACCAGGCTGCGCACCCATTCCGGAACCACCTTCGTGGCATCGGCCGACGCGATGTTGATCGGGTATACGAGCTGGAGCATGTAAGTCTCGAGCGCCGTCGGCACGGCGATGAACCGCGGAATGAGGTTCAGAGGAGTGCCCTGCGGTCCCTTCTGCAAGCGCATGGCGCCGCGCCCCTTACCCAAGGCAGTCAACGGAGCGGAATTGGCAACGGTGGAATCGATGGCGCTGGCCACGCCGGTCAGCAGGTTGCCGTGATTGGCGTGGAACAGCGCCGTGGAGTTCTTGTCGCCCGCGTACACCGCCGCCGGATTCGACGTGATGATTGCCCAAACGGTGTTCGATTCGAGCTGCGCCGCAGCCACGCCGAGAAGAGCCGGGACGCGCGTAAACGCCTGAAGGTCGTCGTTGATGATCACCTTACGGGTCAGCGCGACGATCTCGCCATAGGTGCCGAGCGCGTAGTTGATGTTGTTGTCGGTCAGATTGGCGCGGTGGTACTCGCCTTTCTCGTTCAGCGCCTGCAAGACGGGCGCATCGGCAAGCATCACGCGGTTGATGGGCTTGAAGTCCTGCGCCGTGACCTGCCGGCAGAAGGGCTGGAAGGTGCGCGGATAGGCTTCGTAGCCTTGCCGCAGAGTCTTATTGGCGACATTGGCCAGGATCGCCGGGAAGTCCGAAGTCGATTCGGCGCCGCCCATAAAGAATTCCGGCCCACGCGACGGGCCCTTCAGCGCCAGTTCCGCGACCCGCGTCACGTCCATTCCGCGCGGGTTGATGCCGCGGAACGTCAGCGCCTCCTTGGCCATGTCGATGAGCTTGAAATTGCGGTACTCGCGGGCCATCTCGACGGCTTGCCGCTGCTGCTCGGGACCGTAGCCATCGAGGTATTCCCCGGTTTCGTTTCCGTTGTGATCCCTGCGTCGAGCCAGGAAGAACCGCCCGTCCGCGCGCAGCAACAGAGCCATCTGCATGCAGGCAAGGCGCTGCTCCATGCCGTCGCGGGTCACCGATCCACCGCGTTCGGCGCGAATCGGGATTGACGGGCCCTCTGCGCCTGGGCGCGGCGGGACTCCCTGCTGGCCCTTGGTCGCGAGATGGGCGAACAGTTCCTTCCGCGCCTGATCGACGGGCACGCCCTTGGCGATGAAGTCGCTGATGACGGTCTCGTCGATCCCGTATTTGATTGCGGTCGCGCCCAGCGTTTGGATTTCGCTGACGCGCTCCCGTTCGGCCTGGACCGCCTCTTCACGCGCGGCGGCCAGGGCCTGATCGTTCACAGTACGGGCATCCGCGCCCGTGTCCTGCGTGGTCGTCTGTTCCATTGCAGGTTTCTCCTTTTGTGGGCTGATTGCCCGTACTGAATCGTTGGGTTGTGCGCTCAGAAAGCACGTGTTGAAATCGGCCGGCACCGTGCAAGGCGAAATCTCGAAAGGCTCCCAGTCGGTAGCCTTGAACATGCCGATTTCCTTGTCGTTCAGGTAGGGCGGCTTGCCCTCCGGCATTCCTTCAGTCTGCGCATCCACCTTTTCGCGTTTGTACACAAAGGTTCCGAAGCTGAGGTTTTGCAGGATGCCGGTGCTGGCTTTGCGGAATATCTCGGCGCCATCCGGATCGCCCAGATCGAATTGCAGGGTCGCCATGCCCTTCTCGCCATTGGGCCAGGCGCGGCGCACCACGCCCAACTGGGCTCGCGTGCCGACCTTGCCCGCCATGAGGGACTTGAAATCGTCTCCGGTGAAATGGGTGTCGAACACCGGAGCTCCGTTGTTCAGCCGGTCGAAACGGCAGCCCTGCATGTCGAGCTGGAGCATGTAGGGTTCCCCGGTCGAGCGGTCAACCCTCGGAACGGCGGTGCCGCTGTACCAGACCACATCGATGGTGCCGTCCTTGGCGTTGGCAGTGCTCGGCAGCACCTGTGCGTCGGCTGAGAAGATTTCAGCGTCAGCCTGCGCGGGCGGCGGCGCGCCGGTACCCGCAGCGGATACTTCAGTTCGTAGAAGCGGCATGGTGCCTCCTTAGTCCTTCACCGCGCTGACGGCGATGTAGTCGTTTTCTCCCAGCTTCTTCAACTGGTAGAGTTGCTTCTGCAGCCACGCGACATGGCCTTTGAACTTGTCGTCGCCCTCGCGATGCCACTTCACCAGGTGCTGATAGAAGTGGAAATTCGACATGTCGCCGGCGTCGTAGCACTGTTTGCAGAGGTCGGTGAACCGCGCGATGGCAGCCTGCTCGGCGGCAAACGCATCATTCAGAATCTCGGTGACGCTATCGTGGGTCGCCGCGGGCTTCAGCTCAATCGTGGGCGCGCCCTCGAGGAACAGGACGCGGCTCACCAGGCACTTCATATGGTCCTCGCACTGCTCCTTGAGTTGCTTGAGGCCGTCGGCCAGATCCAGGCCCAGGCGCTTCACGTCGCGCTGGTCGAGAAGATACTGAAGCATCATGGAGCCTTCAACGTTGGCGGCCTCCTGAAGCCCAGCGATTACCTGTGGGTTCCCTTTCATTGGTGTCCTTCCTTGTGGTTGAGTCTTCAGCCGCGATACAGCCGTGGGGCCGATTCGAAACCGCTGCCCGCGCGCGACATGCCGGCGACGAGCAGATCTTTCACCATGCCCAGGTCCTCTTCCGAAAGCCCCGTGAAACCCTGACCCTTGGACTTGGTGGGAGCCACTTTGCTACTCGGGGTCCGCTCCTCCGTTGCGGCCGGCTGCTCCTGGCCGCGGAGCGTCGTGTTGCGCGGGTCCGAGTCCAGGATGATTTCGAATTTGTCCACCAGCTTGTTGAACAGTGCAATCTGCGCAAGCTGGGTGGGAGGGTCGTAACCGTTCTCCAGCACGGCCTCGAACCAGGTCTTGCGGCCCATGCGGACATCTTTCAATACACCCTCTGCGTCTTTCACCGGATCCACCGATTCGAACCGTGGCGCGGTCCACTGCACACTGCGCAGTCCGATCTTCGGGTCGTTGGCCGCGGATTTCGGAATCTTGCCCTGCATAACTAGCGTGTCGATGAACCGCCGCCACACAGGCATCGCAAACAACGGGATCAGGGTGAGCCAGCGGAAGGCCTCCACCGTGTTGCGGAAGCCGAGCATCCCGCCGCGCCAGTTGGGGGTAGTTTACCTGCGACATGTCGCCGGTGCCGAGTTCGTAAGGCAGCCCGATGCCAGCCATGATCCCCTGCAACTCGGTCATCTTGTATTCTCGGTACCCGCCCGCCGGCGGCGGATTGTTGAACTTGATGTCCTGGCCGGGCTTCAGATACTCAACCATGCCGGGCTGGAAGCTCTCGACCGGAAGCCCGCTGGACGGATCGGTTCCCGCGATGCCGAGTGGATCGCCATCGACGCCTTCCGGTTGCTGCACGAACGCCGTAACACAGGCTTCCACCTTCTTGCGGACCCGCTCCGCGTCGCAGTAGTCGTCAAGATCGCGAAGCGCCATCATCACCGGCGCTAGCCACGGCACGCCGCGCACCTGGCCAGGCCGGAGCACGCGGTAAACGTGCATGATCTGGTCGGCCGGAACCGGCTGGCTCACAATGCCGCCGCGCGGGTTGAGGATCAGCACGCCGCCCGGGTGGTAGCTGAACAGCCAGTACGCGACGCGGCGTCCCATCTCATCGAACTGGACGCCCTCCATCACATGGCCGTTGACCAGGCCCATCGTGCGGGCCTGATCGAGGAAATCGGCTTCGAGCATCTGAAGCTGAAGCGGAATACGCAGGCCGGCGTCCGCGGGTCGCGGCCGGAAACGGACAATCGCTTCTCCCGATTCCGCCATGGTGCGGACGGTCAGCGTCTGCATGCCATAGAAATCGAGGCGCTGCGGCGTGTCGCAGCCGTCGGCGAAGAATGGCCACTCGGCGTCAATGATCTTGTCGATGGCCGTGTTGCCGGTTTTTGCTTTCGGTACGATTCCAGTCCCAACCACATTCCCGGCCAGTTCCTCCACCGCGCGCGCCGCATACGGATTGTTGCGAATGAGATCGCGGCTGCGGTTGCGGAGCCAGATGAGCGACCCCATCAACTCGACGTTGGCGTCCGTCGAGGCGGCGTACCAGCCGTGTGCGCGGCGTCCTGCGGTGGCGCCTTCGTAGCGGAACCGCTGCGCGTGCCGCTCCAGGTAGCCCGTGGTCAATTCGAGTGCCACGCGACTACGCACACGCTGCAACGCAACGCGCGGCGCCGCGATGCTGATGGCCTTATCGAGGAGATTCATTTCGTTACCAGCGGTCATCCAGCGTTGGGCCTGTGGGACCGTCCCCGCGCTGGTGCTGCGCGAACCGGACTCGGCTCCCGGTCTGCCCGCTGGCCTGCCGGATGTCCTCTTCAATCTCGGCCTTCGCCTTGCGCAGTTCGTCCATAGATCGGTACGTCACCTCCCGCCCGTCCGGGAAACGCACTTTCAGCGTGGGACTGCCGATCGCTTGGTTGATCGTGTCCAGGTTCGCTTGCAACTGCTGAATCGTCAGAGCCATATCAATTTCGCCCGAACCAGTTGCGGCGCGGTATCCATGGGTCTTCGCCGCGCTCTGTGGAAGGCGGAGCCGGGCGGTCGGTGTTGGACGGCTTTGTCACCGCAGGAGTTGCCTGTGGCGTCTCCCCCCGCCGCGTCTGCACCATCCGTGCGAAGCGGTCACAATGCACCGGCAGTTTCAAGCCGCTGGCGTACAGCGCGTGCAGCGCCGCGTACGCGAGCACCCGCGCATCCAAGCCTTCGTTGCGGGCGTTAGCCGGCTTCCGCCATTCCTGCTTCGGAAACCCGTTGTGGTAGCGCGTGAACTTCCTCTCGGCGGTCAACTGCTCGAAGTACTCGAGGTCCCGCCCGATCGGGAAGTGGCAATAGCCCGGCCCAATATCCCGGAGCTTCAGCCGGTCATAGATCGCCGTCTTCGCCGCATCCACACCGATCATGAAGAACGGCGTCTGGTTCTTACGGCTCGGCTTGCGCGGCCAGATCGGCGATTCGCCCGCGCGCCCCTTGGTGGCATAGACACGCCGGTTGTAACGGTCGCGTGTGAAATGCAGCACGGTGGCATCCTTGAACCCGCAGTCGATGCACGTCGCGACGATCCGCATCGGCAGCCCCGACGCATGCAGGTACTCGGAGAGCAGCAGGCCTTCCAAGTGTTCCCACACTTCGTTGCGGGTCACGTCGCCAGGGATCACGTGATAGGCGATCGACCAGGATTCTTCATCGCGCCCCCACCCGGCGATTTCCATCTCCAGGCGATCAGCCTGCACATCGACGCCTGCCGTGATCAGCGCCACCCCGTCCGGTGCCTCGGCTTCGAAAGGCTCGCAACGGTTCCACAACCCATGGGCGTCCGTCGCTACTTCGTGGATCTCCTCCCACAACTCAGCGAGCACCGTGTTCAGAAATGCCTTAAGCGTCTCCGGCGACTTCTTCGCCGCCAGAAATTCCACGGCGATTTCTCCCCAGGACTTCTTGGGCGAGATCAGTTGCGACACGCGGAAGCCGGGAATCGGCGAGGACGGATTCGCCGCGCGGTACTCGCCGCGCTCCACCATCTCAGCTTTGAGGCGGTGAGGAATTAGCTCGTGGCACCCGGCGCAACGATACGCAGCGTCTTCGGGTTTCCCCTCTGGCCACACCACGCCCGGCCCCGTGCCATCGCCGAACGCGAGCACCTGGAAGCACCCGCACTGCGGGCAGGGCACGAAGTAATCGCGCTGGTCGCTCTCACGCCACGCCAGCTCGATGCGGCTGACGCCCTTGATCGTCGGCGTAGACGCCATGACGATCTTTTTGTTGTGGGCGAATTCCGCGGTGCGCTGGATCGCCAGCGACACCGGGTCGCCCTCCGTGCCCGCGCTGGCCGGGTAACGGTCCACCTCATCCAGCAGCGCATAGCGGATCGGCCGCATGGCCAGCCCCGACGGCGAGATCGCCCCGGTCAGCGTGATCTGCCCTGCGCCATTGGCGAGAACCTTGTGCAGTGTGGTGTTGCTCGAATCGCGCGACTTGACGGGCGCGATCTTCCCACGGAGTGCCGGCGTCGCGCGGAACATGGGCGCCACGCGGTCTTTCGAGAGGGCCTTGGCATCCTCCGTGCGCGGCTCCACCACCAGCACCGGTCCCGGATCCACATCGGCGATGAAGCCGATGAAGTTGAGGAGCACTTCCGTCTTGAGGATCTGCGCTCCCGATAGCACCACGACCTGGCGGCAGGGATGACTGGGACTGAGTACGTCCATCGGCTCGCGCTGGTAAGGCCGCGTGCGCCACTGGCCCCGTTCGGCCGCCGCGCCGCCGGTCAGCACGCGGTTCTCATCCGCCCACTGGGAAACGGTAATGTCGCGCGGCGGCAGCATGGCCGCGGCGCCAACCTCATGGATGGAGAACGGATGCATGTTACAAACCTGCGTCCGCGATGGCCTTGCTCACCTTGCGCAGCACGGCCTCATCATCGTTTTTCAGTAACCGATGGATGGCTTTCTCGTCGTTGACGGCGGCCAGCATGAGCGCCAAACGGTCGGCACGCGCCTGGAGGTGGTCTTTCACAATGGCCGAGAAACTCGCGGCATACTCCGAGGCGCGCACCGCCTGGATCAGCTTGCCGGCGCGCTCTTCATATTCCAACTGCGCCGTGCGCGCTTCAAAACTCGTTTTGACGGCGCGGGCACGCAGATATTGAGCGACCGGATCGCCCGTCGCTGTCGGCTGTTCGGGCATCGGGGAGACCCGTTCCTTCGGTGCTGCGGCCGCCGTTCGATTGACCGTCTGGCCGGCGAAGGTGTTCCTGGCCCATTCCTGGTTGGCACGCTCCGGGTCGATGCTCCCGTCAGGCAGCGTCGTGATGCGCTTGCTGGCAATGGCCTTTTGAACAGCAGGCAGACTGCACCCGCGCATCCGCGCGTATGCCCGAAGAGAAATGCCCATCATCGCCATACGTTCGCCCAGTGAATCTTTCTTCCGACAAATCGAACTTTGCCGTTGCTATTCGCCGCGACTGAAGTGATGTATAGGTTCGATGCCACGCACCACCAAGACCACCAAGCAAACCGCCGCCGCCTGCTACGCCGAACGCCACGCCGAGTGCCAGGACCTTTTGAAACGCATCGCCTTCCGCCTGGACGTCCACCGTGGGTGTCAGGCACAGGAGCCCGCCAACTGGGGATACGCTGGCGACCTCGGCCGCGTCAACGAAGAACTGGCCTACGTCCTCGCCAGCCTGGGCGACCGCAGCGCGGTGGACCAGAAAGGACTGGAGTACTGAACATGCAGAAACACAACGTACAAATCGGCACGACCTACATCGTGAAGGTCAGCGGCACGCTGGCCAGGGTTCGCATCACGCGCGAACACCCACGCGGCGGATGGTACGGCACCAACCTCGCCACCGGCCGCGAGATCCGCATCCGCACAGCCGCCCGTCTCCGCTCGGCGGTCAAGCCAGCTGGAGAAGCGCGCATCGAAAAGCCCCGCAACCCGCGCCTGCCGGACTTCAGCGGCGACGAACTGCGCCGCGTTGTGGAACGGGCCAAGGCCGAAATCCTCGCGGATGTCGCCTCCGGGACCGTACCGGCCACTTGTGCCTCCTTCAGCGAACTGCACGACTACACGGACGCCAACGGCTACGGCGGGGCGTTTGAGCGTCCCTTCGACAACAACGAGACGGACTTCTGGAACGCTGTCCAGGATGCCGTTGACGCATGGATCAAGCAGGGAGGCCTGAAACGCCTCACTGAAGAAGAGGCGCGCCGCATCGCCGACGAGATCGAATTCTGAAACAGGAGACCACCATGACGACTTTCACCATAGACACCGACAACAACATCACTGCCTTCGCCGCCGCCGAGCAGATTTCAGAAGGCCAAGATCGTTTCACCACTGAAAAGGAGTTCGCCAAGCTGTCCGCCGACTGGCCCATCACGCGGTTCGTCGAAGTCTGGAACGCCTTCGCCGGCGCGCCGCCCTTCGGCGAACTGAAGCCGGTCAAGAAGTTCACCGACCGCAAGACGGCGGTCGCGCGCATCTGGAAGGCCATCCAGGCCCTGACGCCCACCCCCGCGCCACAGGCCGCCCCGGTTGCGCCGAAGAAAGCCAAGGCGACCAAGGCGGCCACCGCCAAGGACGCCACGCCCACGGCTCGCGACGGCAGCAAGAAGGCCATCGTCCTCGACATGCTGAAACGCCCGGACGGCGCTACGCTCGCTGACATCATGTCCGCTACCGACTGGCAGGCGCATAGCGTCCGCGGCTTCATCTCCGGCAGCCTCGGAAAGAAGATGGGCCTCACCGTCGAATCCTTCAAGCGCTCCGATGGGATCCGTGCTTACAAGGTTGCGCAGTAACAGCCCCGCATCGAAACGCGCCGCCGGTCTAATCGCCGGCGGCGTTTCTGTTCTTCAGATCCTCGGCGATGGCGGCGAGTCTTTCGTGGACCAATTGTTCCCGGAGTTGGCATTCCCCCGCGCGGACATAGGTACCGTTGATCCGCGCAATGATGCGATTCTCCAACTCGGCCAACTCCCTACGCACCTCGGCGAGGAGCGCCCGATTCTGAAGGCTGACATAGGTCGCGATCAGTCCGGACACCAGCCCGGTCACCGGGATCAGAATCTGAAACAAATGATCATTCACGTTCTTTCTCCAGAATGCGTAGCTCGGCGGACCAGTCCGAGAGTGCCAAACACAGGCCGGCGACATCCGGGTGCCCACCGCGCAGCAACGCTTCGACGGCAGCGATCTCAGTGCGGCAGCGCACCATCTCACGTTGGAGATCCGGCGCCGCGCCTGCTACTTCCTCGCTGCAGGCGGCGGCTTCGGCGGGCATTTGTGGCCCGTCTTCGCAAGGCATCCGATCTGGTGACCCACCTTCTTCACGCCATGCACCGTCTTCTGTGCTCCGATTACCACCAGAGCGACCGCCATCGCGGCCACTATGATTCCTGGGGTTGGCATCGATCCTCCTCGTTTGACTCGTGCGTGTCCGCGAATGCGCGACCGTTCGCTGCGTGCTGCGCCTGCTTACCGGTGAACTCCTGCCACCTGGTGATAATCACATCGCAGTACTTCGGGTCCAACTCAATGACGCGCGCCTGGCGGCCGGACTTCTCGCAAGCGATCAACGTCGTGCCAGAGCCGCCGAACGGATCGAGCACGGTATCGCGGCCCTTGCTGCTGTTCCTGATGGCGCGCTCCACCAGTTCCACAGGCTTCATCGTCGGGTGCAGATCGTTCACCGAAGGCTTCTTGATGAACCACACGTCGCCCTGATCGCGGGCGCCGCACCAGAAATGATCCGTGCCTTCCTTCCATCCATAGAGGATCGGTTCATACTGGCGCTGGTAATCGGAACGCCCCATCGTGAAAGTGTTCTTCGCCCACACGATGAAAGTCGACCAGTGCCCACCCGCCTCGCGGAACACCCGCTGCAGCGTGTGGATCTCCGACGACGACATGCAGATGTAGATAGCGCCCTTGGTCACCGCCAACAGGTTCGTGCAGGAGTCCCGCAGGAACTGCTCGAAGCCATCGCCCAGATTATCGTTGGCGATCTTGCGGTTCTTTTTGCGGAGCTTGTCCTTCATCGTCGCGCCGTAGTTCACGTTGTACGGCGGATCGGTGAAGACCATGTCGGCAAGACCGCCGGCAAGCACCTTCTCCACGGATTCCATCTGCGTGCTGTCGCCGCAAAGCAGACGGTGCTCACCCAGAATCCAGACATCGCCGGGGACCGTGACTGCAGTCTCCGGCGTCTCCGGGACTGCATCGTCGTCGGTGTTCCCGGCGCGCTCCTCTTCCGGCTCCTGGAGCAGTGCTTCAATTTCCTCGTCGCTGAAGCCGACGATGTCCAGATTGAAGCCGTCCACCTGGAGCGACTCCAGTTCAACCCGCAGCATCTCCTCGTCCCAACCGGCATTCATCGCCAGACGATTGTCTGCGATGACCAGCGCGCGGCGCTGTGTTTCGGTGAGATGATCCAGAACGATGACTGGGACTTCGGTCATCCCGAGTTTCCGGGCGGCAAGCAGGCGCGCGTGACCGGCGATGATCACTCCGTCCGCACCGACCAGGATTGGATTCGTCCACCCGAACTCGACGATGCTGGCGGCGACCTGCGCGACCTGCTCCTCCGAATGCGTCCTCGCATTGCGGATGTAGGGAATCAGGCGGTCGACCTGCCAGCGCTCCACGAGAAGATCGCGCAAGACACGCTCAGGTGTCACGGAACTGTCCTGACTCGTGGTTGAATCGTGCGCGGTCTTCATGTGGATGGGGAGTTACGCGGTCTTGGCAAGGTGGGCGCCGAGAGCTGACGCCACGGCCTGCTGGTGAGTCGCCGGCGTCTGACCGGCGGTGAAAGCGGCTTCGATAGCCTGGACGAGCGCCACCACCTCCTGCGTCAACTGAATGCCGGAGGGAGCCACGCTGAGAATCGTCTGAATGATTTGCAAAAAGTTCATCGTCTTGTCCTTTCTGGTCCCTACGAGAAGGCCCTTGGAGGCGGCCACGGAGCCGAAGCGTCCGCAACCGCCCCCAGTAGGGATCTCCCGTATGGGGAGATCTACGCGGTCTTGGGCTGCGTCTGGGAAGGGGTTGACGCCCCTCCGGACGCGGTCACCACCACCGGCACAAGGGCCGCGATGGTCTGCGAGATGGCGGCGGCCAGAGCGCTCGCGATCACCGGCGTCAGCGACGTGAACAGGTTCGCGACGTTGGCGGTGACGGCCTCGGCGCTTACTGCCTCGCCAGCTCCGGCGGCGGCGACGGCGCCCTTGGTCGTCTCGCTGGCCGCCGTGCCGGCGGGCGATACGGTCTGCTGGCCCTCGGTCGTGCCCACCTGGCCGGACAACACGATGCCGGCGTTGATGGCGTGGTCGATCGTGGCGGCGTTCTGCGCGCGCCGGCTGGCGGTCTGCGCCAGATCCAGCGATACCGCTTCCCACGCGCGCTGACGGGCCAGGGTTTCGCGGCGGTTGTCCAGCTCTTCGTCGAAGAGCAGCTTGATGTTTTCGGCGCCACCCAGCAAGCTCGGCTGGTGGGTGACGCACGGGGAGAGATTGGGATTGGTTTCGGCCATACGGGAAAAGTCCTTTCGGTTGGAGTTGCGGTTTGGGTCATGCAGCCCGGATCGCCGGGCCGCTGTTTTGGGTGCTGCAAACTTGTTGAGAACGGTTCAAGCCCTGTCGGCGGGCACGCCGCGCGACTCGGCGACCGCAGCGAATGTCTCTTTCGTTGCCGCGAGCATCGCTGTATCGCCGGTCAGGTTCATGATCCGGCGCAGGATCACGTCGCAGTAGGCGGGGCTGATTTCACAGCCATAGCCAACGCGTTCCAACATCGCCGCCGCGGCCATCGTGGTTCCCGACCCCATGAACGGATCGAACACCACATCGCCGGCATCGCTGAACGCCAGAAGGAAGAACTCGACGAGCGGGCGTGGGAACGGAGCTGAGTGCGATCCCTGACCGGACTCCGTACGGACCTCGATCACGTTGGAAGGCCGCGCGACACCCGCGTGGCGCCCTTCCGAATCGTCGGACAGGCTGCTCCGGCTCCGTTGCCACGCGCTCTGGTTCTTGCCGCCATCGGCCGCTGCGCCGCGCGGCCCCGTGCCGAGCAGTCCGCTGCCGGAAGTCGATTTCGGGTTGTTCGGGTTGTAGTCGAAGCAATCCTCCGACTCATGCCCGACCGCCTTGGGGCGGAATTTGATCTGCTGCTGGCGGCAGAAATGGTAGACGGGCTCGAACGCGTTCTTGAATCGATTCCCCCAACCACCCGGCACGCCGTTGTCGGTCTTGCGCCAGCAGAATTCGTCCACGAAGCGCCAGCCCCACTGCCGCCGGTGCGCCAGCACCAAATCCATCACGTACAAATTCCGCTCGCCCTCATCGGCGTGCGCCTTGATGTTCAGGAAGTAGGAACCGTCCGGTGCCAGCACCGCTTCGACCCCACTGGCCACCGCGCGGAACCACTCCACATACTCATCCGGCGGCACCGGCTTGAAACCGCTGGAAGGGTCATACTCCCGCTGCGTAGCGTACGGCGGCGAGGTAATCACTACGTTCGCCTTCTGCCCGTCGAGCATTCGTGCGCGCGTACCGTGGTCGCGGCAGTCCCCGCAAATCAGCCGGTGCTTTCCGATCAACCAGACGTCCCCGGCCCGCGTTACGGGGTTCGCCGGCGCTTCGGGGATCTCTTCTTCCGCCGCCGCCGCAGCCTCTGTCGCAGGCTCGGTGTCTGCCAGGAGCTTGGCGAGTTCCTCCTCAGAGAAGCCCAGTAGATCGAGCCGCCAGTCGGCAGATTGAAGTTCCCCGAGTTCCGCTGCCAGCGTATCTTCGTCCCACCCGGCGTTCTCACTGATTCGGTTGTCCGCGAGTATGTACGCACGCTTCTGCGTCTCGCTGAGGTGATCGAGGACGACCACCGGCACGCGCTCCAGCCCAAGCTTCCGTGCGGCCAACAGGCGACCGTGGCCGGCGATGATCCCGGCGTTGGTGTCCACCAGGACCGGATTGTTGAACCCGAACTCCACGATGCTCGCTGCAATCTGGGCAATCTGATCGTCCGAATGCGTCCGTGCATTCCTCGCGTATGGCACCAGCCGCTCGACGGGCCACAGTTCGATTTGCCGCGCCATGGCGGGCGTGATACGAGTTTCAGCCGCCAATGCTGTCCACCATCTGAATTCGGCTGCCAATCCACCGCATCACTGGCACCGCCATCGAGTTTCCAATCGCCCGGTACCGGGGACCGTCGGCTGCCGGCTTCCCGCGATATGGGATCAACGTGTAATCGTCCGGCATCCCCTGTAACCGTTCGCACTCGCGCGGGGTCAATCGCCTGACCGCCAGGGGCCCACCAACCGCAAGCAACGGAGCGGCGTCGCCCCGGCCAGTCGCCCCGGACTGAGCCTTGAGCGGTGGCACAACTTCCGATGGACCGCCCCTGCCGTTTCGCGCAACTCGACTCTCGAAACACACCGCGACTTGGCCGCCCGCGTTCGCATGGCTGCGGTCGTGCGGCATCGCGCGGAGTGTTGGCGCGAGTGGTCCCGCGTCGGCTCCGTGGTCTTTCGCGGAGAACGCCGTCACCAGTGTCTCCGTCTCATAATCGATCCGGTGCATGCCGCCCCCATTCAGACAGCGCGAGACATTGCCCGTCGAAGCGACCAGATGCTCGTGCGATTCCTGCTTGCGTGCCCGGAGCGTGCCCGCTCCTTCGTGCCAGTAGCCATTGCCTGTGGTGTGGTGCACCGCGACTACCGGATCCTGCCCTCGCGAATCGCCGTTTCGTTCGACTCCCCGGCCACTTCCTGTAAGGCTTGGCGCAAGATCGCGGGTAATTCCTTCCCCCGTCTGGCGGCGCGCCGGAGTATGCCTGCACAGGCCTTCGCGCTCAAGAAGTACCGCTGCGGCACGCCGCCAGTCTCCAAGATGTCCGACAACGAAGACGCGACGGCGCCGCTGGGGCACTCCAAAAAACTGAGCGTCCAGCACTCGCCAGGCGCAACCAAACCCGAGTTCCGCCAGCGCCCCGACGATGGAGCCGAAGTCCCGCCCGCCGTTCGAGGACAGAACACCGGGGACGTTTTCCCAGACGATCCAGCGAGGCCGCAGTCGGCCAGCAAGCCGGCAAAACTCGATGGCCAGGTTGCCACGCGCATCCTCCAGGCCGCCACGTCTTCCGGCGAGGGAGAAGGACTGGCACGGAGTTCCTCCGGCCAGAATGTCGATTGGACGGCGGCTTTCTTCGATGGTCGTGAAATCGCCAAGGTTGGGAACACCCGGGTGCCGGTGCGCCAGGAGCGCGGAGCAAAACGGATCGATCTCGGCAAACCATGCCGGCCGGAAGCCCAGCGGCTCCCATGCCACGGTCACAGCCTCAATGCCCGAACACACGCTGCCGTAAGTCAAAGAAATCCAAGCTGGCGGCTGGCCAAGTGGCTCCAGGGAGGGGTGACAACCTGAAGTGACAACCTGCTTAAACCCATGTGACTAGGCAAACTGCGCAACATTTCAAGCCGCGGCCGCCAATGCCCAGTCAGGTCCCTGAATTGCTGCCGGCCACCTCGACATGCCGTTTGCGAATCCGCGCTGCGATGGTCAACGCCGTCTGCTGCGCCACCGTCGCCCCTACGCCGCGGCATCGCTCGGCTTCGTCCTCCGCAATCTCCAGGCAGACAGCCTTGGCCGCCCCGATCGCCTGGTCGCGCGTCTCAGTGAGTGCCACCCACAGGATCTCAGTCAGGTTCTCGGCGTTGTCCTTGACGGGTAGATCGAGCGTCCGGCAAACGCGCTCCGCCAGAATCTCGGGTGTGATCACGTTTGGCATGGCTTCGGTCCTTTCATCGGCTCGCTGTTCTCCTTCGTCATGCGCCGCGAGTTGCGGTTGCGGCGCGCGGCCATCGTGTTTCGTACCTCACGCCCAAACGGCCATCCGGACCATGCCGGGATGAGTCCGCGCTCCTTCGCAACGTGCCGACCGCCGATGGACCTCTTTGTCATGACTCCTGTCCTTCCGCCACGAGGTCGTCCACGTCACCCGTAGCACCGCAGGCACGACACCGAAACCTCTCACCGGTATCGTGATAGCCCGTCTGTCGGCAGACCCCGAAGTCGTACTCGCGGACGGCGACGGCGTCGCTCAGGCATTCGGGGCAGCGCATGCGGGTTCAAACTGACTGCGGAATTTCCGCAGTCGTTTTGGTCACCGGCGTCAGAGCCCCTGCGTTGCCAGGAACGTGTGCCTGCTGGCGCCCTTCCGTCGGCCGATTCCCATGAGTACAGCAGGCCGGATCATGGGCAGGTTCGCCAACTCAGCGATCTGCGCCATTCCGGTGTTCGCCGCCCGGTCATACGACCAGCGCGTGTGGTCCACGGACTTCTGCGCAGAAGCATTCCGGTGGTCCGACTGGATGAATCGGATTGAGATTCCGGCCTGCACCCACTCCGCTCGCCCCTGGGCTACAAAGCGGTTGGCGCGATTCTTCGATGTGAATCCACACTCGGACACCGGGTTTTCGATTCGGATATTTTTGCGCATGGCTCTCGTGTGCTGCCCAGGTGGGATTGCGGGTATGCCCGCAAGGAGCTACAGATTTGGAGGGAATCTATCGGAGGGTGCGCTTTGCGCTCGCCTGTCGAACAGCGCCTTCACTGGAAATATACGCGAAACGCGGGAAAAGTGTCCGGTCGCAGATCAAGATTCTTCGCGGGCGACCCGCCTGATCCACGGCTGGTCCACGTTTGGGTTGTAGAGTCGCTGGCGGATGTTGTTCGGCAGAATGATCTCGATAGAGTGCGTGGTCACGTCGCCAATGCGATCACCTGGCTTCAGGTAGCAGACCAGGCCGTAATCGCTCCCCAGGGGGAAACGCAGCGAACCGCGCGTCTGGTAGAGGCTTTCGTGCGTCCAGCCCAAGGCGAGAGCGCGGTCGCGAATCGCATCGACGAGCGCGGCGGACTCCGGCGAGAACGCCACCGTGTTCCGATCCGTGCACGCCGGCACGATGGCGCGATACTGTGGCTCTGGTTCTGCGACCGGCGGGGTGTACTCGCGATGGCCGAAGCCCCTGGCGGCACCAATCAACGCCGCTTCGCCGAAGCGGTCAAGCGCCCACTGGTGGATCGTGTTGAACCGGTGGCGCAGTTCGTCAAACGCATCAATCCCAATCTGGCCGGCACTGGCGGCTAACTTCGCCAGCATCATCCTGGACCGCAGCCAGGCGTAGTATTCGGGATCAAGCCGCCGGTACGCAATGTCGTCGATTTGCACGTCGCGGGCGAACGCGGCGGCGTGCTCGGTGAACCACTTGTCGAGCGCCGTTGAGACGAACAAATGGCCGCGCGCCGACGTGCTCGAAGGAACAACCGCTGGCTGCGGGCTCATGACCGCTTCCCGTCGGGCGGCATGGGCCGTTCTCTGAAATCGGCGAGATCCACCCGTGCCCGATTTGGCGTCTTGGGGACCTCGGATGCGGTTGGGGACGTTGTGGGGACCTTGCTGTCCGAGGTCCCCAAAAGATCTGCCCTTTCGCTGCAATCACTTGCGGACGAAATGGGGACCTTGGGGACGTTGGGGACGTTAGCGCCACCTTCTATACACACGTGCGCGCGTGTGTCTATTTGCGCTCCTTCAGGACATTGCGAGAAATCTGTCTCTACACGCGGAGGAACCCCTTCAAGGTCCCCAAGGTCCCCAAATAGACCGCAATCCCCTGAATCATTTGCACTTGAATCGTGGGGACCTTTGTCGCCAAGGTCCCCAGAAGGTCCCCAAGGTCCCCAACTCGCGGATTCGTCAGCCGTCTCCAGGGAGTACATGGCGACGCCTTTATGTTTGGAGGCCGCTCCGGCCCACAAGATCCGAAGGCCGTCGAAGGAACGATCGCGGTAACTGCCGAGAGCGCTCCCCAGCCTGGTTTGCTGCGACCGGGCGGAGCCGTCCCCGCGCAACCGCAGCATGAGCTCACGCTCTTCACAGAACTGGTTCAGTTCACTGACTTTCTTGGGCTCACCCCGGAATGCCTGCCACCAGGCCGCAGTGAACTCCCGCCATGCTTGTCCTTCGACGTCGGCGGCTTCGTACAGTTGGTCGAGGTTGGCCAGGAAACCGGGGACGCCGGCGATCTTGAGAATGCCGCCGATGACGCTGGACCATCGTTCGAAAGAGCCGAGCCGCGCACGGTCGAGGGGTTTGCCGGCCGCCATCCACGCGCGAATCAGGGTGACGATGGCACTCACCAGAGCCGACCGGTTCTCCGTGGCCCAAGTGGTGACCTCAGGGTGTTTGAACGACGTGCGCTTCCAGGGGCGGTCCACGCGCGGATCGATCCGCACCCGAATGCAACGGCGTGTGAGTTCCAGATGCAGGTTCGGGTTGTTGCCCGTCATCAGCCAAACGGCGTGGTTGGGCACCGAGGCCATAATGGACTCGCCGAGCTTACGGTCGGTCCATCGGACGGACGTAAGCACGGATGCGAGCGACGACGAGTGCATTTGCTTGCGGTCATTGGCATTGTCCAGGAGGACGATAGGGCGGCCCTTCATCAACTCGGCGGTGAGCATTTTGCGTATTTCGTCCTCGCTCTCCGGCAGCGTGCGGGCTTCGCAAGCGGCGCCCGTGGCGGCGACGGAGATCAGGTTGGCCAGCAGTCCCTTGCCGGATCCCATGGTCGGTGCCTCAATCAGGTGCATGGGAGTTGGCCCGTCGATCATTCGCCGGATGAACGGCAGGATCATCGCTGCGATCGCATGCGCGCGGTCAGAGTCATCCACAAATGGGAAGTCCACCAGCAAGTCGTCGATCAACAGTGCCCGCGCCGCGGCGATGGCTTCCGCCGTCGGCTCGTCGGGGATGGTTCCCAACTCAAGGTTGGGGTCCGGAGACAACCACAGGCGGTCGTCCTGATGGTAACCGTCAGTCATAATCAACTCCCCATGGCGGCCGAACACAGGAGTGCTGATGACGCCCTCCAGCATCGGCAGGTGCAAATCGGGGTAAGCCAGCATGTCGCGCGCGGCGTCTCGGGGCGGGGATGTCTCGACGTCGGCGTCTTCGGCCGCCCGATGCCAGTCTGCAGTGCGTGCTAGCAATCCGAAGACGGCATCCTCGTCCATCTCGTCGATCTCCGGACCAAACTCGCCGATGACCAGCCGCACAAGGCTCCCGGCGCGATGAAACAGAAAAGGGGTGTGGGGATAGATGCTGCAGCCGTGCTGGTTGGCGCGATGGACAGCGAACCATCCTTCGGAGACGATCTCCCGCAACTGGCGATCATTGATCTGGATTTTGGGAAAAACGGTGTTGCCGCTGGGCTCGCCACCCGCCGCCGCGCCGGCCCGAGTGCGGGAATGCTTCTTGCGCGCGCTATTATCCAGCACTACGACCTTCAACTGCTGGCGCAAGACGCTGACGGGCAGCTTGGACTTCCCACAGCGGGCCTGTATCAGCCGGAGGTGGCGTTCCCGCTCGATTGGCCCCATCTGCCCGACTTCCTGAAGAATCGGATCGAGAAGGCCTTCCAGATGATCTTCTGGCGTGCCGGAATCGAGTTTCGCAATCGCCATTTCCAGTGGCGTCTCTGCTGCGGTGAGTATGGTTTCGAAATCCGCGGCGGTCTTGCCGGCGGCGAAGAACTCGTTGACGTCGATCTTGGCATCGGCCAGGAGCGTTTCGGCCCGCTCTATATCATCCGCGGTGCGGCCCTCGAGCCGCTTGGCCATCTCGCGCGGACCGACGGCGGCATCCACACCGAAGCTGTCCTTCAGTTCTTGCCGGGCGTGCTGCTGTTTTTCCCCAAGCGGTAGTGCGGCCACGCGCGTGAGGATGCCACGCGCTGCCAGGGCGCGCGCCGTGCGCAACGCCCCGTTGAGGCCAGCGGCCGAGACCTCATTGTCCTGGCAGATGTAAACCGTTTTGACGCCGTTCAGCTTCGGCAGCAATCGTTCCCAATCCGCCTCGCGGATCTGAACCGTCACCGGCGACACCACCGGGAATCCGTGCTCCATCAGGGAAATGCAATCGGTGACTCCCTCGGTGATGATGACCCGCTCCGGGCGAGTCAGAAGCACGTCTTCGTTGTAGAGAACGTCGTTCCGGATGCAAGGCGCAACGTGGCCGTTGTTACGGTCGTTGCGGACGGCCAGCTTCTTATACTTCGATTTCTCCCATTCGTGATCGGGCGTCCACGGGGTGCGGCGCCCAATCATGAACACGACCTGGCCCCGGCTCCAGTACGGAAATACGATCCGGCCATCGAAGAACGCAACGAGCCCATCCTGAGCGGTGGGGCGGAATGCCGACGTCGCGGTCAGCTCGCGCGGGGTGAAGGCGCCTGGTCCGTTCAATAACGTCCGGATCACGCTCTCCGCGCCGTTGTCAGCGAAACCGACCTTCAGCCTGGCCGCCGTTTCCTCACCGATTCGGTATTTCTCCTGGAACCACGCGAGGACGTCGGCGTTCCGCATGAGCCGCTCATGATAAAGGTCCGCGACGGCGGTGAGCGCCTCCCGTACGCGCAAAGTGAGGCAATGGTCTTCCTCGACTGCTGCCAGTTCCTCCGGGCTGCGCCCGAGCTGCGATAGCGGCGGCAAACCGACCCGGGCCGCCAGGAAATCCCGTGCCTGCCGGTGCGACTCCGGCATGTTTCCGGACTGGCCCCGCGTGACGCCGCCATGCTGGATAAACTCGACCAGCTGCAGGACGTCGCCACCCACACCACAGGCGTGGCAAAACCAGCCTTGCTTGTCGAGCCAGACATGCAACGACCGGTGCGATTGGCTGCGATGATTGGGGCAGTCGCAGAATAGGGTTTTCGCCGATTCCTGCGTGATTCTGCCGCCCAGCAGCTCGCGGGCGATTTCGCCGATATCGACGTCGGTGGCTTGCCGGTAATACGCGTGGACGTCAATCGTCGCGGCGCTCACCGCTGCGACTCCGACCCGAGCAGGAAGGACAGAAACGTGTTCCGCTGGTCCACCTGGCGCTTCTGGGCGCAATGCTCGATTCCCCAGCGGTCCCCCAGGATGATCACCGATTCCTTGGCGCGGGTCACCGCCGTATAGAGCAGATTGCGATGGTGCATGAAGGAATGCGATTTATGCGCCACGACAACGGCACAAGGAAACTCCGAACCCTGCACTTTGTGAATGGAGGTGACATAGGCCAGTTGAATATTGCCGAGAGCATCGCTGCCGCTTTTGATTTCGACTAGCCGGCCATCAAAATCTACTGCCAGCCCCGCCTTGGCATCGGCGCTAACCACGATGCCCATCGCGCCGTTCATGACGCCCAGTTCGTAATCGTTTTTCGTCTGGATCACTTTGTCGCCGGGATAGAGGCGTGGCTTGTGCCCCGCATCGACATCCGGAACATCGAACTGAAACAGCTTCCTCTGGAGCAGTCGCTGCAACTCGATGTTCAACTCGACCGTCCCCAGTGGCCCCTTGTGCGTTGGCGTCAGCACCTGGACGTCGCGGACGAGGTCGTACCCGAGCCTCTCGCGCAGGACTTCGTTGAACAGGAGCAGCAGCATGCGCCGCAGATCGCCAGTGTCGGTGAACTTGTCGACGACGTACCAGGGCCGTCGCAGCCCGCTCTTTACCTCCGAGGTGGGGCGCACTTCACCGGCAAGGATTGCGGTGGAATTCTCCTTCAGTTCGCCCGCCTGGCGGATGATCCTGGTGAGGACCGTGGTCGGGATGGCGCGCGATTTCACGAGGTCCCGAAGCAGGTTCCCCGGACCTACCGGCGGCAACTGGTTGTGATCACCGACCAGAACCACAGCGGTCTTCTCACGATTGACGGCCTGAAACAGCCGCCAGGCGAGCGGGACATCCACCATGGAGACTTCGTCGATCACCAGAATGTCCGCCTCGATCGGGTTCAGGGCGTCGCGGGAATAGGTGTGGCCGTTGAAGCCCAGCAGGCGGTGGATGGTGCTTGCTTCGTGCCCAACGACCTGTTCAAGGCGTTTGGCTGCCTTGCCGGTGGGGGCGGCCAGCACGACGCGCAGTTCCAGCAGGTCGGCGATGCTGGCGATAGTCGAGACCGCATAAGTTTTTCCGCTGCCTGCGCCGCCGGTCATCAGCGAGATGGAGTAGGACAGCGCGTTCATCACCGCTGCCCTTTGCTCCGGGTTCAACTCGGATCCCTCGGCGTCCAGTAGAGCGTCCTGTTCCCCGACGGGGTGCGGGTTCGGCGCGCAGGCCGTCCGCAACACCTCCGCCAACTCACGCTCCATCTTGTGGATCTCGGGGTCGGCGACCACCAATCGCTCGAAGGGTTGGGAGAAGAGGACACCCTCGGCGATTAACGCCTCCAGGTGGCCTTCGATGACGTCACGGCTGTCCAGCGTGTCCATGACCAGCAACGTGTTGGCGCGGTCCAGCAGATCTTCGTACTCCACCCAGCAGTCACCGTCGTCCATTGCCGCGAGGACGCAGTAGTGGATTCCGGCGCGAGTCCGGGAGGGGAGATCCTTGGGCGTGCCCATCTTGCGCGCGATCTTATCCACGCGCTTGAAGCCGAAGCCCGCGATCTCGCGCATTAGCACATATGGGTCGCGTTCCAGGATCGGCACCACCTGGCTGCCGAACCGATCCACCAGCGTGGTCACCTGGTGGTGGGTCAGGCCGTACCGCGACAGGTACGTCATGGCCGCGTTGAAGGCGCTGTTGGCCACCCAGATCTGCTGCAATGCCATGACCGCCTCCAGCGGTACTTTCGCCACGGCAGCAACCGCTTCGGGGTTACTTCGAATCGCGGTATCGAACCCAATGCCAAACCGGTCCGCTATGAGCCGGGCTTTGGCCGGGCCGATGCCCTTCACGTCGGGGTGATTAGCCAGAAAGTTGGCCAAGCCATCCGGGTCCATCTCCAGGTCGTAGGCGAGACATTCCACCGTGAACTGGCGTCCGTATTTCGGGTGGTTGGCCCACTGCCCTTCCAGGCGCACCGCATCGCTCGGCCTCGCGAACACCTTCCCGGCGAAATTCACCAGCGCGCCGTCCGCCGTGCGGAGCCGCCCGGCGCTGAACGTGGGCCCCGAATAGAAGACGGTCTCTACGATGCCGCGGAGACACGACCGATCCTCCGCGGCTGCTGTCTTCGTCATGCATTCCACCTCGCATGTGCGCCGAGCAGATAGGCCTGGACGAACTGGCAGGCCGCCTGCCGGCTGGAACAGAAAAACACCGGAATGCGGTAGTCGAGGATGATGGACAGCGCGCTCCCAAGCACCGCGTTCGGGTGGGCATCGCCCCTGTAACGGTGCATCAGGACATCGAGGAGGCTCCCCTCGACCGCCACACACGCAGCCCGGTAGCCCTCGAGCTTCTTCAACTCTTCGCGGAATCGCGGCCGGCTGTGGATTACCGTGGAGACAAAATCGTCCAGCGTCTTCCGCTCCACCGCGACCACACCCTCGAGGCCCGCGACTGAGTAGTCCCCGGCTGGCAGCGCGCGGCGCTCAACCGTCACCAACCGGGCATCGAAGGAGTAAGGCTCCTGTTCGCGGGTGTCCACCAGCAACGTCACTGGCTGCTGGCTAGAACGGGACAAGCGCGTCGCCCGCCTCCTGGCGGAACTTGCTGGGCGTGCGGTCGTTCTCTATGCGCCGGTTGAAGAAGATGTTCTCGTTGTCGCCCTTGGTCTTCTTGGTAACTTCGAGCTTCACGTCAAGCAACTTCTTCAGGTGCTTTGGCAATTCGGAGATTTTGTCGAGATCCAGACCGCAGAGATGCAGGTCCGTCTTCACGTACTTCAGCGTGTTGTGGGTGATGACGCTGTTGCGCCACATCAGGCGGTCGATGAACTTCGGCGCGATCACCCGCAGGGTCCACTTCAACATCGGGTTGCCGGTGCTTTGCGCCTCGGTCAGTTCCACCTTCTCGACGGCCACCTGGTACTTACCGTCGGGCACGGTTTCGTAGTCGCCCCGCTCCTCGGGTTGCTCGGCGCGGAACTCGTCATCAAACTGCGAAAGGTCAATCGCTCGTTTGCTCATATGCTGATCTCCTTTGGGAAACTCACTTTGCTGTCACGGCTGCGGGTTTCGGAACTGCCGGCGTCTTCAACGGCGTGGCCGCCGCGGTGAACGCCTCGAGGAACTTTTTGAAGTCGAGGTCGATGGTCTCGGGCAGGCGCCCGGTGCGATCACCGGCCTCGTAGTACAGACTGGGCTTGGTGCGAATCACGCGCCGCATGCTCTCGACGCCGTCATCGCCGGTCGTCGGTTCCAGGTCGCAGAACAGCACCATGTCCACCATGCCGAGTACGATTTTCCGGGCCTTGTCGGGCAGGGTCGGCACGATGCGCGTATACTTCGCCGTGCGCGTCTCCACTTCGATCTCCTTCGCGTGGGACACCAGAAAGAGGCCGTAGGGCAGGAACGCCAGCTTGGTCAACACCCGCTGAAATTCGTTGTTGACGATGGCATACCCTTTGCCATAGCCGAGATCCGACTCGTGCTCGATCTTGAATTTCTTGAGGATGTAGTCCGTGCAGAATTTGTAGGCGTTGTCGATCGTGTCGATGATGACCGTTTTGAAGGGGTGTTTGCCGTCGGTGATTTCGGCGCACGCATTCAGCAGGTCATCCCAGGACAGGATGGGCACCTGAAAAACATCGAGCGAGTTCAGGCCCGGCTCGGTGGCGAGGAAGACAGTTCCGTCCGCATTGGAGCAGAGCGTCGACTTCCCGATCTTCGTTTGCCCATAAACCAGCACCGTGAGGTCGGCCAGGGCTGGCTTGGGTTGCGTTTTCATGGTTGGCAGTAGTGGCATGATTGTGTCGGTCTCCTTTTTAGAAAGCTGGTTCGGTGGTTTCGTTCGGCAGCACGCGCAGCTCTTCGTTGGGCGCCGCGCGCTGGTAGAAGTTCTCAATCAGATTCGGATTGCCGTTGGAGCGGCAGAGCGCGAAGTACGGGCACGGCCGCTGGTAGTTGAAGCAGAAGGCGGTGTTCTGGTAGAAAACGCCGCGGCGGCGCGCATCGAGAAACGCCTGAGTCAGTTCCCAGAGCTCGCTGCGCAGGATGGCGAAGCGGTCCCGCGAGAGGTAGAGCATCTCGCGGTGAAACATGGCGGCGTCGGCGTACTTCTCGGCGAGACGTGCCTGATATTCCTCATCGGACTCGGGTAGCTTCCGCTTCGCCGTGGTCTTGCCAGTCTTGGATTTGGCCAGCAACTCCGCACGGCGGGCCTGGTACTCTTCTTCCGTTTCGCCTTTGCCCTGCTGCAGCTTCGCCTTCACCAGGACGTTGTACAGAATGCCGGTGATGGGAATACCCATGGTCTGCTCGATGTAGTGGGCATAGATGGTGATCTGGAAGTCGGTCCAGAGTTTCTCCAGGTAGTCCCCGTCCACCTGCGCTGCCGTTTTGTGTTCGAGGATGAAGTGCTCACCGCCGATGCGGACGACGCCATCGACCTTGCCGGCGAGAACAAAGCTGCGCGAGGCGGCCCCGGTCGCCGGATTGACGATGGGCCCCTCGAAATTCTTCTCCAGCGCAACGACCTCAAGGTCGTCAGCCGCATATCGCGCGGCGTAGGCCGTCATCATCGCGGTGGCGAGATGCCAGTCCCGGCGCTGGTTCTCATCCTGGAGCCGGTTGGGGCAAAGCCGGTCGATCAGGGCGAGCACTTCGGCCAGGTCGCGCCGCTGGTGCCACGCCTGGAGGCACTCGTGGATGATCGAGCCGAAGTGCAGATTCCGGTCGCGGCCGAGCGGAACGAGTTGTTGGAGGTAGCGCCAGTCGACCGCCTTACGGCAGTTCCGGAACAGACTCCACATCGAGTAGGTCGAAACCATGGGTGCGGCGGTCATGTTAGATCTCCGGAAACCTCTCGGGATTGGCGCCGCTGTTGTTCCAGCGGAGACACTTCACTGGCTTGTAGCTCCGGTAAGCAATCCACGCCTTGAAGAACAGCGCAACGATTTCGAGCAGCGGCAGTTTTGCCTTACCTGCGCTGTTGGTGCGCAGCCGCTCCCGCAAGAGGTAGACGGGATTGCGTTCAGTAAGACCGGCGCCGCTCTCCAGTTGGTTAAAGAAGGTTTCGGCCAAGTCGGGTTTCTGCGCGCTGAAGAGGTAATAGCAGAAGGTCATCACGCGCGGAGAGGCCAGGCCGCGGCCCATTCCCGAGGCATGGCCGGCGACCGTCGAGATCCTGCGGTCGGTCCGAACCCGCTCGTTGACCTTCGTTTTGCTTGGCTCCACGTCTTTGTTGCCGAGCTGGTGGATGCCGCCGTTTTCATGCAGGAGGATGAGGTGGGCGGCCGCGCATGCGGCAGTGGCGTTCTCCACGCCCTCCAGGTAGGCAATGTTCGCGGCGGTCCGGACCTTGCCAATGTCGATCGTGCTCATGGCCTCGGGGTCCAGGCCGAAGATCACGTCGGTATCGATCGGGATTTCGCTCTCTGTGCATGCCTGCAACCGATGCTGCCCATTCAGGAGGGCGCCGTTGGTTCCGAAGCTGATCGGCTCGCCGTTGTACTTCCACCGGCCCTCGACAATATCGATCCAGATCTTCATCCAGTGCGTTTCCGAAAGCGGGCGGTTCTTGACGTTGGTGGTTTCGAGCCAATGCTTCGCCATTGCCGGAGTTACCTGCATCCTGAGCCGGGTCGGTTTGGTTGCCCTCAAAAGCGAAGCGAAATTGTCGATGGCGGCTCCGCCGAACGCGGCGGGCGTCTGCAGGTCAATCGAGGCCTGCGTCGGCGAGAACTGCTGCAATGACGTCACGTGTTTTCTCCAGTTGTTTTCTAAGTTGATTGCTGTTGCTGCGGCGCATGGCCGCCGCAAGATCCTTCGCGGACACCGGGCATTCCGCAATTTCCGAGGCGGCGCTCCACACACGCTGACACCAGTAATTGGCCATGCCTTCGGCAGCGTTCGCGCCGCCGTCATCGGTTGATGGCGATGGGTCGGTTGCGCAGGTGGCGTCTGTTGGCTCCGCGGGCTGCACAGCCTCCGGCGCAGTCGCGGGAAAAGGCTGGCTGGCGGTTTTGCCGATGTTGGTGACTTTGATGGTGCGGCCGTCGCGGCCCTTGCGCTTCGGCGACTGCGGAATTTCCGCAGTCAATTTCTCCCGCCAGTTTCGCACCGTACCCTCATCGACGCCGACATGGGTAGCGATTTGGCGATTGCTCAATGGCGCGCCGTTGGGATGTCCGAGTGCCGCGATCACGGCCCGGTGTTTGTCGTCGTTGGTTCGCCGGAGCCCGTTGGTCTTGTTGGCGCTGAAGCTGTACCACTGCGCGTCCTGCTGGGTCCCCTGGTGCAGATCGCACTCGATTTCGTCGCCACCGGCCTGTTCCGCCGCTTTGACCCGATGGAAGCCGTCGGCCAGCCAATAACTCGCTCCGTCGTAGAAGACGACCACGGGTGGGAATTTCGCCCCGTCGGCCATCGCATCCATGTAATCGAAAACAGCTTCAAAATCGATGGTGGCGCGCGGCTGAGTGCCGCCATCCAGCCGGAGGTCTTTGATCGCGATAATCTCGCCGTGCTTCATCGGCCGCCTCCCACCGTGAAATAGGTCGGCCCGATGCCTGCCGCCAGGAACGCATGGCGGATCTGAGCGATCCGTTCGTACACCACCGACCTCGCCGTGCCGAGAGCTTCGCTGGCCTCGGTGGGCGAACCGCAGCGCAGGGCCAGCACTGTTTCCCGTAAAGGCGCCGGGAGGGTTTCCACCACCCTGCCCACGTCCAGCCAGAACTCCTGCTGTTGGGCCGTGGAGGGCGAGGCACCGTAGACATGATCGGGCGCGCCGCCGTCAACAAGCTCGGGCCGGCCGAGTTGCAGCCGGCGCTGCGCCAGGCGGTACCGCAGCATGGAGGCAACCTCTTTATCCATCACCCGGCAGGCGAACGTGCGGAGAGAGGAGCGATCACCGTCGAAGGCCCGGACCCGAGAGCAGAGGGCCACCAGAAGCTGGGCTTCGACGTCTTCCCGGTCATCCGCAGTCAGCCCGGCTTGGCCGATGACAGCCTTCGCTTTGAAACGAGCCAAGGTGCGCGTGGCGGGAAGGTGGAGATCCAGGCTCGGGCTAGTCACGGTCGCCCTCCCCGTTGCCGGCCCGCCAACTCCACCTCCATGGAGAAGGGCAGGCCGTGCCGAATTTCAAGAGTGCGGATTTCCCCGTCGTCGACGTCGCGGGTGTACTCGAGGAACTCCGCTACCTGACTTTTCAGTTGGTACTCGGAGTTCGCCGCCCGCTCGGCGGCCGTCTCGGCTCCGAACTTCACATCCCGAACGGCAACCGGCCAGGGATCGAGGATGATCTGGCCGTTGCGGATCTGGACGTATTCGAAGCGCCCGAACCCGACTTCCCGCATGGCGCCGAGGAAGCGCTGTTCGGACGGCATCAGGTCGCTGGATGAGCAAGGTTTGGAAGTGCTCATTGCCCCACCCCCGGCGCCAGTTCGCCGCCGCTCGGCCGCGTCTCCAACCAGTTGTTTACATCTTCCTGGCGATAGCGGACCGCCGATCCCACTTTGATGTAGCGCGGGCCCTTCCCGAGCAGACGCCAACGGCGGATCGCGGCCATGCTGAGGCCACAGATGGCGGCCAGTTCGCGCTCACTGAGGAGTGGTTCAACCGGCTGGCCACCCCTTGCGATGCATTGTGTGTTGTGTTGAATTGCAGCCACGAGACGAGATTGCCTGATGCCTGCGGTAAGAGGTCAAGGTGGGAGAGGGGTGAGGAAAGGTAGGAAAATTTGGCCGAAATCGGTCCTTGGGGTAAGTATGCAAACCTACCGCAACAGATAGCGGTCTACGGCTTTTTGCGCGATGTGGGCGCCTCGATTTCCGTCAGCGCCGGTTCGTTCCATCGTGGCAGAGGATCGCGTTCGGCAAGCTGGAGCAGGAGCCCAGCGCCAGTGTTCTCGTCGAAGAGCGTGTGAATGAAGCGATAGGCCCGGTTGACGACATCGATCATGAGGTCCTTCATTTCGTCGTCGTTGAAGCGCGACACCTCGGGCCAGGAGATCGAGCCATACGGGCTGGTGACCAGCACGTCGGAGTAGTCTCCGGCTGCGGAGTCTGGCGAGATTCCCGCATGAAGATCCTCAAGCCGGGAATTGCGGAAGCACTGCAACACCATGTACTTCGCGAGCCGTTTCTGAAGCACGGGGTCAGTAACAAATGCGCGGACTGCTTCGTGAGCGCTCATGGCGCCTCCAGGATCCCTCCACTATTACATGGGCGGGCCTGGAGCGCACCGTTGATCCGGAGACGGTAGGAAGTTAGGTAGGAGGCGGTCCTACCCTATGCCGCAGCCAGCGGCTTGGCGTCACCAGCCTTCAGCGGAGTCTTGCCGGCCAGGACACTCTCAATCCTCTGCGACATGACGGAGTCCCCGCTCAACTCTTCATGCCGCCAATGCTGCATGTCGGGCTTGTGCACGAGGGCCGCCTCGCTCACGGCGGCGATAGTAGTGCTGTTGGCCGTAAGGAAGGCCTGTAGGCGCGCCTCCCGGTCGCGCGCCAGAGTCTCCGCTGGAACCGGATCGACATCCATGGCGCCGCCAGCGGCGGTCGGCGCAGATACCATCTCCAGATCGAGCCTCGCGTTGTGACGCTGCCATGCTTCGAGTCCAAGGCGGCCGCTTTCGGCCGCGACAGCGGTGCGGACCACTTGGTGGAAGTTGGCGATCGCAAAGTCTATCTTCCTAAGCGGCAAGGCGTCATACGGCTGGAGCTTCGCCTCATACGTCCGCTGCGCCACAATCCAGGCGCACTCACGCAGGAACTTCTCGAATTCGCTCGGCTTCGGAATCTCCTCCAAAGCTGCAGTTCCATATGCCGGGATTATCAACTCGGCGTATCGAAGCCCCGCTTGCCAGTGCGGGGGAATATGGTTTTCGAACCGGGACGGATCGAACTCGATCATTTCGCCCAGGCGTCCTCTCCAGTCGCGCCAGTTGGCGGCCGCCTCACGCGACCTGAATTCCACCTCGGCCTTGGCTCGTGCTTTGCGCACCGAAGCCGTTTTCGCCAGAGACCGCATCCAAGCCTCTGCCGCCTCCCGAGGACTGCTGAAGAAGCCGAGAAACCCACCTCGATCCATAGGCACCGCCCCCCACTAGAACTCTTGATTGTACTATAGCGAAGAATAGGCGAAAATCGGATGACAGCTAACCCGCTCAAAACGTGGCGAATTTTGCGCTTGCCAAATCTCCGGAGGCTCTCCTGTAAAAATCCAGTCGTATCGATCTAATTGAAAATACAGGGATTCCCAATGACCAGAAGATCTCGCCAAGAGAGCCGCTGCTCAGCCCAGCCGATCAGCCTGGTCAACTGCCGGAGCCGACGTTCCGTGGGTAGGGAGCAGGCAGGAAACAGTAGTTCCTCCTGAATATCCGGGGCCAGATTCGCCAGATTCATGATCTGGGTGATCCGGGCCCGGCTCACGTACCCCAGCCTGGCGATGTCGGCGTAGTCCCTCAGCTCGCCCCTGTCCACCATTTCCTGGTACTTGACCGCCAGGGCCATCAGGCGGGTGACCCTGGCCGTCCGCGCGGCCGCTTCTGGTTTGGCCACGCCCGGATTGGCCTTTCCCGCCGCTCGGCAGCGCAAATCCAGCATGACCTCGACTTCCATTGCCGGCACGCTGGTCTTCCTACCTCGTTTCATTCGACCTTCCTTCCGGAGCACAATTCCCGCATGCCCTGCGATCGGAACGCGACGGTGACCTTGCCGGTGCGCCCGTCGTATCCGACTCGTTCCACGAGCAGGTTCACCATCCGCGTCTGCTGGTGCGTCCGCAGCGAGTTCCACGCCGGTTCGAACCGTTCGATCGCCGAAAGCACATCCGCAGCGTCCAGTGGGTCGTCGGCCAGCGCCTCGAGTTCAACCCGGATCGTGGTGAGACGGTCTTCAATGGCCTGGACCTCCTTATGCACTTCCACCAGCCGGTCGAATCGCGCCGCCGCACCATCTTCTTCGCCACTCACTGTCGCGGCACACGCCATCTCCATGTTCAGCCGCCGAAGCTGGTCACGGCCGGCAGCTTCATCCTTCCGCAGTTGCACGATTCTCGCGGCGACCTGGCTCCGGGCGTGCTCGACCGTGCGGCGCGCAAGTTCCGGATCGCTTCCCAACCTGCGGATGCTCTCGATGACCGCCGCCTCGATCGCCGGTGCACCAACCGACTTCGTCTCGCAGGTGTTCCAACCGCGCTGCTGGGCGTTGTGGCAAACGTAGTAGCGGTATCGCTTCGGTCCGCGCATCGTGTACGTGTGGATCATCGGCGCGCCGCAGGGGACACAGAACACCAGCCCGTGGAGCAGCGCGCCGTACTTGTTTCGGGTGCGATCTCGGCGGGCGGCTCCGTTGCGGCCGAGAAGCTTCTGAACCCGCTCCCACGTTTTCACATCGACGATCCCATCCTGCTCTCCGGCGTAGATCGTACCTTTGTGATTGACTTTCCCGGTGTAGATCACGTTGGTCAGCAGGCCGTACAGGCGATTCTTGGTGAAGGGCTTGCCGCCGTGCGCGCGGCCTTCGGCCGACTGCCAGCTTTTGGTACACCAGCCGCGTTGCCGAAGTTCCTCGACAACCGCGATGGCGGCCTGGTGCTCAAGGTAGAGATCGAAGATCGCCCGGACGCGCTCGGCCTCCTTCGCGTTTACGACGAGGCGCCCGCCGCGCGGATCAATGTCATAACCGAGGATCGGGTGGCCACCGATCCACTTGCCCTTTTTCCTCGCCGCCGACTGCTTGTCGCGTGTGCGTTCGGAGATGATTTCCCGCTCGAACTGCGCGAAGGACAGGAGGATGTTCAGCGTCAAGCGTCCGAGCGAATTGGTGGTGTTGAACTGCTGGGTGACCGACACGAAGCTCACGCCGCGTTTGTCGAAAACCTCTATGATGCGCGCGAAGTCCATGAGCGATCGGCTGAGCCGGTCAACCTTGTAGACAACCACGCAGTCCACCTTAGCGGCCTCGATATCGACCAGGAGTTTCTTCAGCGCGGGCCGATCCATGTTGCCGCCGGTGTAGCCGCCGTCGTCGTAGTGGGCCGGCACCAACTGCCAGCCTTCGTGGCGTTGGCTTAGGATGTACGCCTCGCCCGCCTCGCGCTGCGCGTCGAGCGAGTTGAACTCCTGCTGGAGGCCTTCGTCGGTGGACTTCCGGGTGTAGATCGCGCAACGGATCGGCTTTGCAACCAGGTCCGCACCGTTGCCGTTGGCCTTGCCGTTACCGTTTTTCATCGCCATTGGCGCTCCCCACGGGCAAGTGGAAGAAGAGGTAGCCATTCCACTTAGTCCCGGTGATCTCCTTCGCAATCGCGCTGAGCGACCTGTAGCGCTGGCCGTTGTAGTCGAACCCGTCCTCGCGGACTTTTACGATGATCTGCTGGCCTTTGTACTCGCGCTCCAGCACCGTGCCGGGAAGCGGCCGCCGCGGGTCCGCGTCTGGCGTGATCTTGTCCTGCACGCACCGGTTGCCGGCTGTATCGAAGTCGAATCCTTTCGGGGCGCGAATCCGAAGGTCGCCATCGTTGGCTATCTCCAGCGCTCGCTGGCGGGCGCGTTCCGACAGGCCGCCCTCGGCGTCTGCCTGGAGCCGCCATGCGATGCGCCGGAAGAGAAACTGCTTGTGGTTGGAATGCGATTCCTCGCCAAAGACCTCGCGGTACCGCCCGTGCAACTCCCGCACCGTCATCCGCCGGAGCGCTTCAATCTGAGCTTGAATCTGAATCTTCAAATCCTTCTCCTTTCTCGGAGGCGTTAACCTCGTGTCCAT